TAACTTGAGACATGGTACAGATGTTAAGTTTGTAGTGGAGCAATTACAGAAGACTCCAGGAGATATGTTTAGTTTTACTAAATCACTTGCAAGAGTATTGAAGAAATATATTCCTAACGGAGAAGAATCAACTGTTTCTTGTATGGAATGTGGAAGTGAAAATGTAAAATTTGAAGAGGGATGTAGTACATGTATGGATTGTGGCTCTAGTAAATGTGGATAATTTGTTGTACCTTACACAGCATGATTTTCAACTCAAAAATTTTTGTGTGTGTGCGAACAGCTAATTAATCCACATACAGGACGTATGTGTAAAAACCATACTGGAAAAAAGTATGGCAAACTCAAAGTTTTACAACCAGATTTTGAGTATGAGTGGCCTTTTACCAGCAACAGAGGTATTGTTTGGAAGTGTGAGTGTGAATGTGGAAACATCAAGCACACACTTTCAAAGTACCTTGTTGATGGTACTGTGGCATCTTGTGGATGTAGTAATGGTTTAAAAATTAAAAACAATGAGGGATAAATGGAGATTCTTTTACCATTGGGTAAGAGCAACAAACAAATGGTCAGTTCACTTTAGAACTAATTGTATTCATACAGATCACATCGAATGTAATGTACCTTGTGAGTCTAAAATAAATACTAGACAACCTTACAGAGTAATGCAAGGATTTGCTAAAGAGATTGAGGTTCATGAAAGTAGTGATGGTATGAACGTAGAAAAGATTGTAATTAAATGAGAATTTTATTTATAGATTATCATAATGGATTTAGGTTTAATAATCCAGAAAAAACACTTGTTATAACAAAAAATAAAATATCTAAAAGAAAATTAAGAAAAGCTGAAAATGTCACTTATAATAGATTTACTGGTGGTGTTTATTCCAGAATATTAGATTATTTAGAAGAAGAATATATTGTTGTAGAAAATGATGGTGTTTATGATAAAAAATTTGAACTAACAACAGGAAATTATTAATGAAAACCTGGATAGAACATATGTATTATTTTAATGAAGAGTGGAATACACCTCCACTCAGCAAAGAACAATTAATTAGAAGAGGGTTTTGTTGTGCATTAGGTTGTAAAAATTGTCCTTATTCTAAGCCTAGAAGAAAAGGAAATACAATCTTAGAAAATGAACAAAAAAATGAATAAAATAGAAACAGTAACTAGAAAAACATTTAAAATTAGACCATCAGGAAGGAGTAGTGATTACATTACTCCTTCTTTTGGTTATGGATGTCTGTTAAATTGTACATATTGCTACATGAAAAGACATCTTGCAGAAGGAGTGACTATTGCACAGAATTATAATGAAATACTTACTGAAATCAATAGTCATGCTATGTTTGAATCTCAAGTAGAAAAACCTAATCAAACAGATGAACAATATGTAACATATGATATTGCATGTAATGAAGATTTTGCATTACACAGAAAACAACATAACTGGAGAGAAATATTTGAATTTTTTAGAACTCATCCTATTGCTAAAGCTACATTAGCTACTAAGATTATACCTTATGAATTTTTAGATTATAACCCGGAAAGAAAAGTAAGAATAAGATTTAGTCTAATGCCCATGATAGAAATAAACCTTATGTAAAATCTGAAGTAATATTTCTAACACATAATGCTGGTAAACATCAATATAATTTAGGAAAAGATTTGCCTGGAGAATATTTATTATGGACACCAGATATACAAGAAACTAAAATTTCTCAGTATGGAGGTGAAAATATTCGTTATCTTGCACCACTAAAGAGAGAGTATATAAAACAATTTAAAGAATTACATCAAGAAATAGTTCCATGGAACACAATTAGATATATATTTTAAAACAAAATGTTGTGTATTATCTTCAATACTATTCTTTTTGTTGAAAATAATCAACAATTAAAAAATCAAAATTAATTATGAATAATAAATCTTCACCTTGGCAAGGAGTAGCTGCTTTTATAGGATTTTGTATTCTTATAATAGGAGTACTAGCTTTTGTATCAACCCTTTTATATTTAATAACTTATGAATTTTAAAGATTATCAAAAAATTATTGAAGAAACAGCAATATTTCCTAAAGAAATAGGAATAGCTTATTGTGCTATGGGTCTTACAGGGGAAGCTGGAGAAGTAGCAGACAAAATTAAAAAACTTTATCGTGATAAAGAATTCAATACACTTGATAAAGTGGGTAGAATGATTGTTATTGATGAAGAAAGACATGCAATAGCTAAAGAACTAGGAGATGTACTTTGGTATATTACAGCTTTAGCTAATGAGTTTGGTTTATCTCTGGAAGAGATTGCACAAATGAATTATGACAAATTAATAAAACGTAGAAAAACTAACACCTTACATGGTAGTGGTGATAATCGAGAAGAAATTTAAGAATCATTTTTTCTGTTTTTTAGATTGAAATCTTAGCCCTCTTAGGAGGGCTTTGGTTTCTAATTTATTTTGTTATAAATCAAAATTTATTTATCTTTATAGACACAAAAATTATAACTACATATGGCAAAAAAGAAAGAAGAAAGAGAGTCTTTTGAGGACACTCTTAAAAGATTAAACAAAGTGTATGGCCAAGGTGCTATACTAGGATTAAATGATAAATGTATTGGAGATCATGAGATTATTTCTACCGGTTCAATAGGATTTGATTACGGTGTATTAGGAGTAGGAGGTATTGTTAAAGGGAAACTTTATGAACTAATAGGATGGGAAGGCACAGGTAAATCTACTGTGTGTGGTCACTTAGCTGCAGAATGTCAAAAACAAGGAGGAAAAGTAGTATATATTGATGGTGAACATGCTGTTGATAAAAATTATTTCCAAGCATTAGGTGTTGACATAGATAATATGTTGTTATCACAACCAGCTAATGGAGAAGAAGGTTTTAATATTGCTAATGAAATGATTAAAACTGGAGAAGTTGATTTGCTTATTATTGACAGTGACTCTTCTTTAATTCCTAAGAAAGTTGTAGATGGTGAAGTGGGAGCTAGTGCTATTGGTTTAAAAGCCAGGCTTAATAGTTCTGCTTATCCAAAATTAAAACCATTACTTGCCAGTAATAAAACTGCTGTTGTGGTTATCTCACAATATCGTGAAAAAATAGGTGTAATGTTTGGAGATCCTCGCACAACTCAAGGAGGACATGCTCTTAAATTTTATTCTGATTGTAGAATAGAAATCAGTAAGAGTCTCTCCAAAGATGGGAAAGAAGTGATAGGTAATGAAACTAAAATCAGAACTATCAAAAATAAAACTTGGCCACCATATCATGATTGTAAATTTGATATTGCTTTTGGTATTGGTATAGATAGAAAGAAAGAGCTAATGCAATTAGCTGATGAAGTTGAACTAGGGCGTAAATATGGTAAAACATATACATTTGATGGAGTAAAACATCAATTAGAAGATTTCTTAGTAATGCTTGATGATGATTTATTTTTTCAAGAACTTAGAAATAAAGTAATAGATAGATTATTAAACGGAATACCTGTAGAACAAGATGACGATAATGGAGGTAAAGAGAACAATTCATGATTTAATTTATGCTACTAAAAATTCTTCAAATTTTATTGACAAAAAATTAATACAATTAGAAGTTTATAAAGACCATGACAAGTATGGTAAACCTTCTTGGATTACACATCATGATATAGAAGAAGGAGTAAAAATACCTGATCACTTTAGAGGCTTTACTACTTTTGTTTGGAAAGATGAAAACAATGAAATAATTTGTAAAAAAGGAGAATATATTGAGGAATACATACAACATTATTATGTATCAATGCCATATCAAATTTTAGAAGAGTTAGATAATGAAGCGTAAGAAATGTAAAAGAGAAGGATGTACAAATCCTGTATGGAGTGGAGGGCTATGTCAAAATCATATAGGCCGTAAACCACTCAAGAAAAAAAGTAATATTTCCACTTTTAAATCAGGATTAACAAAAAATAAACCACAATCAAATAAAAAATCAGAACATCAAAAAAGAGTTCATTTTTTTATGAAAATTTGGAGAAAGCGACCTCATAAATCTGAAGTCTCTGGAACTTATTTAGGTAGTGAAGCATTAAGTACATTCTTTCATCATATATTACCTAGGATCAAATTCCCTATTGCAGAGTATGATCCAGAAAATATAATTCTTTTAACTCCTGATGAACATGCAGATGTTGAATCTGATATGTTTAGATTTGAAGAAGTGAATAAAAGAAGAAAGCAATTATTAAAAAAATACAATTTAATTTAATATATTTGATTATTAATTTTTAAAACTAAATACGATGAGGAAATCATTATTCGAGTATGCAGTATTGCATCACAAAAAAAATGACAAGGGAAAAGTAGAAGAAACTTCTATTATTATAGACAAACAAACTTGTCTAGCCAAAGATGAGCAGGCTGTAGCTTTTAAAGTTACAAGAGAAATTCCAGAAATATACGCTGAAGATCCTGACAACGTAGAAATTATTATTCGCCCTTTTTAAAAGGTCTAGTAGGAGACATAGCTGCAAAGCCTACTAGACAAAAAAAAGCACTTCAAGCACGTAGCATAATGTTTAATGATGATTCTATGTTGTTAAAACACCCTACACATGATTATAATCCTTTAGCTACAAATATTACTTACAGTGATACTTCTGGAATAAGTAATTCATATTCATTAACTGCAGCAAATAATTTAAACCAATAATATGGAAAAAACACATTTTTTTTATAAAACAACAAGGGAGGTTCCTCCTGTACAAGAAGATACAGAAAAAGGAATTATAGGAATTGATGGTTACACTGTCACTGAATATCATTCGTTTGATGTAAATAGGGTGATTCGTGTACTAACATTACAGAATGATGAAGTGTTAGTTTTACTAGATGATTTACATGAAAGATGGGAAACTCGTCCTCAAATACATCCTAAAACTCAAAAACCTAGATTTGATAAGAAAGGAAATCTTATGACCGAGCGTGTTAAAGATACATTTCAGTCAGAGATTAAACTTACTAAAGAACAAGGTTTAGAACTATTAAAAATAATTTCTATTAATTATGAATAAGCCAGAAGTACTTGGGAAGTATTTATATGTTGAGATTCCCCAGAGAAACAGTAAAATCATTGTAGATGAAAACACAAAAGAGGAATTGCAAAAGCAATTATTAAAACATCTACAAAGAGTCAAGATATGGGCTATTGGAGATGCATGTAGTGATAAACTAAAGAATGCATATGAAAATGGCAGAGAAGTATTGATCAATCCGGAAGGTTTATCTCAAGCTAAAATGGTTCCTTTTGATGAAGGAGGAGAAGAACCTATTATTAGAGCTTTAATAATGGATTATCATGTAATTCATATTTGGCCATGAAAGAAAAGAAAGAAATAGGAATTATACTTTTAGCTACTAATGCATACTTTGTATTAGGACTTAGATTTATAAGAAGGTTTATTTATTTTTATAAAGGAGAAGCTGACATAAAATTCTATTTCTTTTCAGATAAAGACCCGTGCAAATTGCTACCTTTAAACGGTGTAAATGTTGAGTACCATCCCACTAGTCATAATAACTGGAGGGATGGAACCAACTCTAAATTCTTGAACATTATTAAACTTGCCAATTGTTCATCTGATTTCTTATACTATTTTGATGCAGACACTAATATCCAAAAGCCTTTTACAGAAGATTGGTTTATTGGTTCATTAGTAGGTGGTGAACATTATGCTGCTCGTACTACATTATCTAATGGTAAAGGGTTCGATCGTAATCCTAGAGGTAATGCATATGTACCTCATAACAGTAACTTACCTTATATATATCATTATGGTGCTTTCTTTGGAGGAACTAAAGAAAACATGATAGGTATGTGTAAAACTCTTAAAATATGGCAAGAAAAAGATCAAAGAATAAACTATGAGCCTCCAGTGAATGATGAAAGTTATATTAATAAATTCTTTCATTACGAAGATCATTATGTAGTACCTATCGAAAAGTTTGAATTTGTAGTAAGTGATAAAGGTGGACTTGGTAATACTAGAATTATGAATTTAAATATTCAACCTTTAATTGATGTAATAGCATTGAATAGAGATGAACTTTGGGATATTCAACATGGAGAATTAAAATTTGATAATCATGGAAAATAATATACACAAACAGACTTGGTGGGATAAAGATATTAAATCTCAATACCAAAACTTTAAATCTTGGGTAGGTAGTCCTGCAGCACTTTCTAAAGTGTATGTAAGAGATTATATAACCGGACAAAAGTATAGAAGTATAACAGATTTTGGTTGTGGTGTGTGTGATGATTACTTTATTTACACAAATGATCATCCAGATATTATGTGGCAGGGGATTGAATCTAGTGTTTATCTCTGGAATGATGCAGCACAAAAAGAAATACCTGTAATTAATAAAGAAGGCCATAAAACTGGTTTAGCTACGGGCTCTACAGAAGTGTCTTATTCAAGACATGTATTAGAACATCAGAAACATTTCCAGCCTATGCTAGAAGAAATGATTAGAGTTGCTAGTAAATTAGTTGTACACATATTCTTTATTAGACCTGCAAAACAAGAAATTATCAACTATAACCCTGATAATAATCTTTATCACAACACTTATTCAAAGAGAGATATAGAAGAATTCTTAACAGAACATGAAGATGTAGATATATTTGAATGGCAAATAATACCAGGAGCTGTAACAGAAGAAGCATTATTTATCTATCTAAAATAACCAAATCTATTATTCATTATATATAAAAAAGCCCTCAATTAAGAGGGCTTTTCCTTTGGAACAAAAATTACATTTCAAAAATGAATGAAAGAGAAAGAAATTATTTTTTAGCAGTCGCAACTTTCTTTTTAGACGACTGTATTTTTTTAGAAGCTTTTGGTTTTTCTTTAACAGCTTGCATAGGAGCTTGTTCAGGTTGCTCTGCTGGTTTAACATTACCAGATTCTACATTTCTTTGTAGAATATCTTCCATTTGATCGTTAGCACGATTAAGAAGAAGTATTTTTTGTGCTTCTGGACTGGATAACACTGTTCTAAAAGTGTTTAATATTAATCCAAACTCATTCCCATTTAAAAGGAATTGTGTTTCCTTATTCCATCCATATTTTACATTAGGATCATATTTATTCTCTGCCATTTTGTAATTGTTTTAATTAAGATATAAAATTAGAATAATTTTTTTAATCTGACAAGTTAATTTTGAAATAAATAGACCCAGATGACTTAATACTCTTGGAAAAAATCATTCTAATTCCAAGAGTATTATGAAACTGAGTCAAAACATCAATTATATTATTAGTGTATTTTGGTAAACTTGGGGCTAACCTAAAAATATAATGATGAGGGGTTTTTATAATTTGTAAAGAGCTGTATTCATCAGCACTTTCTATGACACCTTTTAATTGTGCAAAGTATAACTCTTCATTTTCTGAAAGTATTCCAAAAAACTTTTTATGTATTTCCATTTATAGTCCAAGCTTAGGCTTCACTATATCTTTCCATACTTTTTCTAAAGCTACAACATTACGTCCTATAAAGAACCAAAAGATTGCATGTCCCCAATAAGACCAAAAGGCTCCAGGGATTACAAACCACAATATTAAAGCTAAAATTATTAGTAAGGCATTTTGGAAACCATATTCTTTAATCCATTCTTGTATAATAGTACCAATGTTTTTAACAAAGGCAAATGCATTTTTAAACCAATCAATAATTGCTTTCATGTTTTTATTTTAAAGTTAATAAATAAAGTGTCTTAGCAGCTTGGCCACTAAGTTCATCTGCTGAGTTTTTGATATCTGTATATCCTTTACTATCAGCCCACATACCTAGTTTATCTGAGTATGCTTTGAGGTCTTTGACAATTTGCATACAATTACAATTGTCCATTAAGGGTTTATGAGAAAAAGCCTTTGGTCTTTCTCCGGTATAACCCATTATCTTTTCTACTACACCATCTTTAAACTCAAAAATATATTCATACAAACTACCAAGAGCTTCATGCTCTGAATAACTTTGTGTTTGCCAGTGAGCAAGATGAAGCTGATCTTGAAAATAAGACAGATTCATAGCTACACTAGTAGCTGAACATTCTTCTTTTTGTTTCATAGATGATGGAAAAATTACCTTCTCCATACTATTTTATATTAAACTGTTGTAGTAGTGGTCGTAGTGGTAGGATTGCAACATTCATATGTAGTGATCTCCTGCCATCTACCCACTTTAGGTTTGTTCTTTCTAAGAACCATACTGCCAGGAACTACCCGCCCGCTACCATCATAACGAACAAAAGCTCTAAGTCTTCTATCAAGTGCCATAGTGTTAAAATTTAATAATTAATATTATACGTTTGTTTTAAATTTTTTAGTGCATTGGCATAGTACCAATTGCATTTTGTTTTTGTTACCTCATGATTTAGAACTTTATCTAAATGAGGGTCACTTGTTGGATCTGTTCCCTGGTGATATTTACCTTTGTAAAAATAAGGAACTTTTCCCATATATGTACTAGTTACACCAGCATTATGCATAATAGGATGTGTTTTTAATTTGTCTATTGAATCTGTAGACCATGCAAAACCCATCTCTGGAATAACTTTAGTTTCATTTCCTCTAAACCATAAGTTCCAAAGCACGGCCCACATATCTGCACACCAACTTTGAAATCCTTTTGCTTCAGATTCAAAAAACTCCCTATTTATTTTTTGTAAGTAACCACGAATGATCATACAATCATTCATTACTTTATGCCAATATTCAGCATTTAAATCTTTAAGAAGATACTGAGCACCACCACTATCATTTTTATACTTTTCACCTTGTTCTCTAGTGATACCTATTAAAGAACCTACCATTGAAAACACATCAAGGTTCCTATATTCATTTAGCTTATCTACTTTAACATCTTTAATCTTACTATCAAAGTAGGTAACAGATATATAGGAATTAGTATCACTGAGATAATTAATATTATCATTAACATAATCAGCAATATTAAAGCTTTCAGTAAATAAGATATCACTGTCACAATAAAAGATAGCATGTTTTTCATACTCTGGGTTTTCTTTAAACCACTCTCTCATCAACCAAGGACGTAATACAGAAATATATTGAGGAATAAATGCTCTGCTAATTTCATCTTTTTCATCCTTATAAAATTTAAATATAGTTTCCGGAAACATTTCTATTATCTTATCCCATTTAGGATTTCTATTCCTAGTAACTGGAATAAATAATAATACAACTGCATTTTGACTGTAGCCTAAATTTCTAAGGTTATCTAACCAAAGATGTACTTGCCATGTAAAGTAAGTATCATCTGGGCAACAGGTCATAAATTTTAACTCCCTTTTTTCCATATTTAATTTTTTAATTTTATCCTATTCTCCAATCTGTTCCATCATAATAAACTGGACAGAAATTTGCACCACTACCAGCGACAACATTACCAAAATTACCTGCTGCTACTACAGTGCTATCTGTAACAAAAGCTCTATCACCTTGAGATGGTGTTCCTGGTAATCCTGCTACTGTAGATACTGGACTAAGTGTTTTATCTAAAACATATTGTTTTGTAGCTGCTGTAAACCCATCATCAGCATCTATTTTTGCTACTGTTTGTTGAGGAAATCTCATAGTAGTATCAAAATCATCTATTTCAATATATCTATTAAAAGATGAATCAGTGAGTATAAAATCTCCATTAGCTGTACCAGTACTCCAAAAAACAGTATTTGTTTGAGATGCTGAAGAATTATATAATCTAACTTCAGAAGTACCTCCCCCAGAACCACCATAAACATTGATTTGTCCATCAGATAGAGCATCTCTACCAACATTTAAAGTGTCAGAAGCAGAAGCAAATGTAAGATTAGGACTAGAACCAAAAGAACCTCCATTATTAAATTGAATTTCAGTGTTATTTCCTGCAGGAGTAGTTCCACCACTACTACCACCAACAGGTTTATAATCTGTAGCATCACCATTACGTGTACCTAAATATTCAAAATGAGCATCATCATCAGATGTACGATAAATAAAACCTTTAATTTGTTTTTTCTGATCAGCATATAAAGCTGTTGCATCTGCATAAATTTTATCAACAGGAGTTTTTACTTTAGCATTTATAATTGTAACCTCATCTGGTGTGAGTTCTCTATAGTCTGTAATAACTCCATTTGTAGTTCCTAAATATTCATAATAGGTATCTGTATCTATTACATATTGAAAAAATTTCACAGTTTGACTCACTTGGTCAGATGTCATATCATTTGCAGTGGGATATGAATTTTCAACAGGATATGATAAAACATCTAATGTTTCCAATTCAGGAATAGCTGATGTTATCATTTGGGTTAAATTAAGAAACCCTTTTCCATAAGGTTTTCTGGTGGTTATCCAGAAACCAGGTTTAATATATGTACTTTCATATGCCATAATTACTTATTTAATTTACGTTGATGATATGCTTCATTTCCACCTGTAAGAGCTCTATAAACTTGACTCAATACAATTGAGAGTAAACCATATCCAAATTGAACTAAGAAACTTAGTTCTCCTGATCCTTCAAACAAATTTGTTACTACAGGAACTACACCTGAAAGTAAAGCAACTAATGCAATAGTGGCAACACTATTGTTCTCTAACCAAGGAGATATTTTTCTAAATAATGCAGTTACTCCATAAACAATTAATGGTGTAAGTGCTTCTAAAATCATTCCTACTGAAAATTCCATAATATTTAATTTTGATTTAAAATTTGATTAATAATGTTTAATTGATCTTGCATACCCTCTTGTCTGTTCATTAAGATACTATCTTTCACTCTATCGCGTTGATCAATATACGTTTTAAAAGTAAAAAGATCTTGTAGTGCTATTCCCTGTAATTCATTAATTAACTTTAATTGATTAATACTATCTTGGAATGTTTGGGGTTGCACATACTCTGGTTGATTATTAAGAACATTAACAATACTATCTATTCTACTATTTACACTAGATAAATCTGTTGTTGGAATATTATCAATCAATTGTCCTATAGAATCTATCTTAACTAGTATTTCAGAATAATCTGGTGTAATAACTATAGTATCAACAACGCTTGTTTGTGATTCCAATGTTTTAAGACGCTCCTCAAATTTATTAATAGCTTGTAGAAGTATATCATATCTAGCCATTCTATACTTATAATCATACTTCATTTGTTCTTCTAACAAAGAACTTACTTGTTGATAAGGACTATATCTATAAAGTTTAGAGTATAAAACTGAGTCCTCTAAATTAGTTTCTTTAATAAGTTCTTCTTTATTACTAGATGAAGTAATATTATTATTTCCATCGTCACAACTTAATACTACTAAAATAATTAGTAGTAAAAATGTTATAAAATTTGATTTTTTCATTATTGTTCTCTTTTAAATTCTACTCCTTTCATAGTTGATGCTATGTCTTTTCCTGCTGTAGTTATCACCATGGTTGTAAAAGCACCTAACACTGCTAATGCATATGTTTCAGATCCAAACCATTTCATTGTAACCCAAGAAGCTACTAAACCTATCACAGTTACAGCAAATCTACTGCTTTTTAGAAGTCTTTTCATATTTAACTTTCGCGTATTTTAATCTTGCTTCTACTTTTTTAGAAAACAATCTAAGTACCCTACTCATTAACTCTTGTGGTGTACGTCTTTTATGTACAGGTTTTTTAAACTCATTAAGAGTCATTTTTGTTAATATTTTTTGCTCAATATTAGTAAGAGCATATCCATTCCACAAATTAGTTACCCTGCCCATTGTACATTTTTTTATATAATTTACTATTCTTGTTAGAAGAAGTCTTTGTTTTTGCATGAATACCTGGACGCTTCTTCTTTACTTTTTTCCGGTATTCATTGTTTCCTATTAAAGGCATATGTTTTGGTTTTAAAATATTTTAAATTCTGCTCTTAGTGTACCAAATAAATTTGGTAAATTATATTGGTCAGACACTCTTCCATTTAATTGTATTCCTATACTTATTTTTCTAAATTCTAAAGCACTTCTAAAATAAAAAGTTGGATTATTAAAATCAAAGCCTATGAAATCTAACCCTCCATAACCACTAATTTTAGGAATCCACTTTGCATTTATAATTTTATCTTGAACATCTATTATAGAATCTTTATAAGATATTACAGAGTCTTTCTTTTTTACTACTCCTTTATAAAGTTCTATCTGTTCACCTAAATTTTTAATCCTTTTTTCTTGCTGTTCTGATACAAGCTTTAAAGCATCATAAGCTATCAGCTCTTTAATATTTGCTCTAGCTTGTGCTTCTGTTAAAAATACGTATTTAGTCTTTTGTTTTGTCGTATCTATCTGAGAAAAAAGACTGCATGGTACTAACAGACATAGTATCAACAAGCTTAATTTGGACATCTGCTTTATCTTTAATTACTTTTATACTATCAATGTAAACAGTATCTTTTTCTTTGAGCTCTTCTATAAGCTCAAAGTCTTTTTTGATACGTTCATTCAATGATTTAATTTTTGCTTCATACTCTCTAACCTGCTTTTGATAATCTTTTAACTCAAAAAAAGTTTTCACTATTACAAATATAAAAATTGCAATAATTAATAATGTAAACCAATTATTTGAGATAAAGCTCATAATTTTTTTAGCCATGATTTAAAGATACAAAATAAATTTTAAATATTACGAATCACAACTTCTACTTCCATACCTGGCTGAACATACTTGTCCATTAGTTCATGAAATTTTTTCATTGTATTTCTGGATGAGGTTACATCCGGATCACCATCTCTGTCAATATCTATATGTTTATTACCAAGAGCAATACAGCCATTAAGTTGTCGCCAGTAATTTGCTGCATGGAACTTACATTCAGATCTTCCAGGGACATCATATAATTCCCAAAGTTTCTTTCTAAACCTTGGAGAATATTCATACTTCAATGGATATACACCTTCCGGAACACAACTAATTCTATTTTGATTGTTTCTCCAACCTCTTTCAAGCGAGCAACCAACATATTCAGCTTGACCTGGGCCATGTTTTATATAACAATGTCCTAATGCATAATTGTGTTCTACTCTAAACCGATTAACTATTACCTGTAATTTCATTGAGTTGAGATTTTAATTTTTTATTTTCATCACTCAGAGTTTTATTGTTCTCTATTGATGCGTGTAACCTCTCCTCAATTACCATATAAGCTTCTTCAGCCTTTTTTAATTTTTCCTGTAAATCCGTGAGCATTAATCTATATATTTTTAATGCTGCTTCAACATTTTCTAGTTCACTTGTTTGTACATTTACTTCCTCTTTTTTAACATTAAGTTTTCTTAATTTAGTCCCTACAAAAAATGATACAACAGCACCTCCAATATATAATGCATCTTTAAAATGATCACGTAAAAAGTCTGTTATATTCATGCTAGTATTTTTTTAAAATAAATAATAAATTTGTAAAGTAACACACCCCTGTACTTCAGATTGTTATAAATAAAATTAGATCTTAATACTTCTGTAAAAGACTGTTGGGGGTTTCCAAAAAGAGTAGGAGAATGTGTAGTTAACAATATCCTGTTTGCAGGAATCTGCAAAATAACATTAAAGAGGATATCTATGCAATTTAATATTGTTAAAACAAAGTTACAAATAAATTGCTTGATTTTTGTTGTCGATTTATGGTATAATGAAAAAATTAATAACTCTATAATTCCCCATATAAGTAATATCAAAAAACTATACTTAATAAACAAAATCAAAAACCCAAATACGAGTATATATTTTAAAAATTTTTTCATAATTAACAAATTGTAGAGTTAGACACAACACCTGAATTATTAATTGTAAATGAAACAGATCCATTTGTGTACCATAAATTACCTCCAACAAATACATTTGATGCACAACTGTTATTATATACAGTTTCACCATTATCTGGAGTTGTATTTCCACCAGTTACATATCTTGTTATAGTTGTTGACTCTCCACAAGCAGCAACTTGTGTGGATTGACCAGTATTTGACATTAATACAGCTGAAACACTAACACTTTGAGTAACACTTAAACCACTTGATTGTGATGATTCATTACCAGCTGCATCTAAAGCTGATACTGTCCAAGTATTTGTTGCACCAGCTGATTGCCCAGTTACATTATAAGATGTAACATTACCTAATGTAGCTTCAGAAACTCCATTTTTATATACTCTATACCCAGTTACGCCAACATTATCTGTTGAAGCACTCCAATTAAGCGTAAATGTTGTTTGACAAATACTTGTAGCATTTAACCCAGTTGGTACTGATGGAGGCTGATTGTCACCAATTCTTCTTGAAGCTGCAATTATTCCATTCATGATTATGCTGGTGTTAATTGACCGAATACCCTATATTCAGTTGATGTTATTTTTTGAATGGCCACCCTTGAATATTGACCATCAAGAACAAGTGTGTCATTAGAATTTACTCTTAATGTTGCAGTGCCTGCTACAATAGTAACTGTACCAGTACCAAAATGATCAACTTCTACTGTTTCGCCAATATTTGCTAAAGAATCCGTGTTTACAGTAATATTTGCATTTCCAGATCCAGTAATTCTTATTACACTTTGCCTATCGGCCTCATCAATTGTGTATGAGGATGTTTTATCTACAATATCTTTTTTTAATGCATTTATTCCTTCTATACTAGAATTGCAATGAACATGTCCGCCAAAATAAGATTGAGTATTTCCAGCAAGATAAACTCCATAGTTGCTAGTTCTTCCAGCAGTTAGGTTATCAACATAAAGTCCATAATAATTTTCTATAACTCCAGTGTCAATTCCGTCTTTAACCCAGACACCTATTGCATTATCTATTTGTCCACTAAGATTTGATTGATCTATTCTAGTCCAAAATCCAGCTGCGTTATTTACATCACCAACATTTGTATTTCTTATTAAGCTCATAACGGCATTAACTATGTCAACTGTACCAGCTGTGTGTCTAGTTACAGTGTCAAGTCTAAAATGTTGCTTGAATCCAGAAAATGTACTTGCTGTTGATGTTGTAAAATCACATGTACTTCTGAGTGATCTTTGTTCAGTAGCATTAACCAAGTCTATGTTTTCATCAATATCTAATCTGGAAGTGGGGACGGTTTTATTTAATCCAAGAAAACCACTAGATTTTAAAATAAGATCACCATTTTTAAAAATCAAATCTCCAGTATTGTTTGCAACTCTTGTTGAGGCAGTTGTTTGGTCAATAGAACCTATATATTCAACATTGCCAGAATTAATACCGTGTATTCTTGTAGGAACATTACCTGAAGTGTCAGCAAATAAGTAATTATCATTATTAGCTAATAATATGTCATCTAAAAAAGTACCATCTCCACTAACTCTGAGTCCTCCCGTAATATCAATTAAATTTGCAATTAAATCTATTTCAGTCGCAGTCGTACCTGATCTTGTTATTCTGAATGGAGTACTAAAAGCGGTATTAGTATCATTTTGAAGTCTTATGTCAAATATATTACTATCAGCTACAATTCTAGTAAGTGTTTGATCAGTAGCTCCGTCAGTTTGATTAAAAACAATTTTAGGAGAAGGGCCTGACGATCGAATTTCATTTCCTACAAAAACACTTCCTTGTCCAGTGAAATTACCAGTTGTAACGTCAAAATGAAATTGTTCAACACCATTATCATATATTTTAAATGAATCAGAATTTCCGTGTAAGTTTAATACTGTTATCGTACCAGATTGGTACATTTTAGCATCATTATTAAAAACAACACCATTTCCATCGCTGACAAAAAAGATACTTCCAATTTCTAATTCTAAATTTCCAGAGGTTCTTCTAAATCTAAATCTATCAGTTGTATTATCTCTTATGAAAAAGTCTCCATTTTTTAAATCAAAAAGAGTTGTTGTATTTGAAGAATAAAGCCTTGAATCTACGTCATTTCCAAAATCAATTGCTATAAAATCATCAAACCTTAAATTACCACTTGTTTTAATATCAGCAACATCACTTCTTAGGAATTCATTTAATTCAGAAGTTGCATTATTATCTGTAATTATCTTATGCCAAATTGGGTTTGTTGTACTATCACCTGCTGAGCCTATATAAGAATCATTACCATTAAAAGAAGTTAGAATACCACTATAACCACCAGAAACATCTCTTCTACCAGTTATAAACCAATAACCAGCAATTCCAGCTCCACCAACTGAAGTAGGTTGAGTAAATCTTGATGTACCAATTGGGCTATCCCAGTCTTGATTAGCAACAACTTCATATGTGGTTGATGTTTTACCTAAATTTGTTACATCATCTTGAAATCCATTAGCAAATGTTATTAGTCCATTTGCTGTATCAGCAGTGTCACTTCTTAAAAATTGTGAAGCAGTCAATCCACCCCATTCAGTATATGTTGATTGCCAATTTGCAACATCAGTACCATCAAAATTGTCTGTTGTCCAAATGCGTCTAACATCTGTACCGTCATGAACATACAAACCAATTGGGTCTGTGCCATTAAAATTACCTAATTCTGCTGGAGCTGCTGTATCATTAATATCAAAAGCAATTTGGCCCATTTGAGTCGCGTCTGTTAGTTCTTCATTTTGAAGTATTAATGTTTTAGCAGAAACTGAACTTGTTGTTTCAAGTGGAGCTGATTGAAGATTAAATAAATCAGCATTCCAACGTACTTCATCAATGTTAGTTCCAGTTCTTAAAAATAAAAGTGCATTTTCGAATGAATTTCCTAAATCATTGTAAGATCTTATTGTTAAATAATCACTTTCTGCATAAATCTTCCATTCACCTTCATCAGCTAGTGAACTTGTGTTAATAAGTGATAATCTTGGCCCACTACCTTCAATATCAATACCATTTGCACCTGTAAACAATCTATTTGCTGTTAAATTATATATGCCTAAATCAACTGAATTAGTTGCTCCATTGTAAGGAACATAATCACTTGCTGAAGCAGCACCAATAAATCTTCTGTTCCAGTTATTGTTTGACTTAGATTTATCTGCCCTACAATATCTAATACTGCCCCATCAAAAGTAAATCCAGTGTCATATTCAAAATCATTCCCAGCTAAATTGACAAATGGTATTTGATTATCTGTACCAATTGTTAAATTTTGTGTTGTTCCACCAATATCTGAAAGGACTTGTGATCCTGTACGAAACTTTAATACTCCTCCATCAGACACAACAAATGCATCATAGTCAGCAATTCCTGCTTCTAATGAATTAACAGTTAAAGAACCATTAATTTCTACATCAGTATAAAAATCATATTGTGCCATTTAGTTATTACCCAATTATTGTTACTCTATACAAATTATCATTTGTGTTGCCAGCATCATTAAATGCTACATCAACAGTGTTTGTAGAAGCAGTATCCATTTCCACTCCTACTGTTTTATTATCTGCAATTCTTTTAACAGAATATGTTATGTCAGTTGTACCTAAATTGTGTGTTACAGTGAAAGTTGTTACACCACCAGCATTAGCTCTTGATACAGATCCTTCAGTTGAATCTAAATTCACACTGAATTTCCCTGGAATAGCTAAATCAGCTTGCATCTCTGCAACTGTTCTACCTTCTAAACCATTAGCTGTAAATCTAGCATACTCTCCTGAAGCAACAGTTGTACTATCAATTGCTACAATATCATTGTCAGCTATACCGGTATCAATTGCGTGGGTGTGACCTGTTCCAGTGACAGCATTAGTGGATGTTCCTGAAAGATTAGTAGTAGGTGTTGTTAAACTAAACACTGTACCTGTCAAATCAATACCATCACCAGCAGTATAAGATCCAGCACCGCTGAATTGTGTCCAGTTGTTAGCTGTTGTACCTAATGTACCACCTGAATCAGCTGTACAAACCCATCCTGTATCTGCCTGAGTAGTTCCTTCTTCTACAAATACAAATGCAGAAACAAGCTCATCCCACGTATCAGCATCATCTGCTCTCACTGGAGCACCAGTTGCTTGTACTATATAGATACCATTTTCTGCAGCAGCAGACTGGTTCTTAATTAATATTCGGTCATTTGTTGCAAGTGTAACACCATCAATAGTATCACCATTTTCAAATGAAGAAGCTAATGTACCAGCAGCCGTAGTAGCAACTCTTACACTATCCTTAGCATCAAGTCCTTGTGCAACAGAGTCAACATAAGCTTTTACAGATTCTGCTGAAGGAATATTTGTATTAGTAGCTGTAGCAAATGTATCATCATCAATGAAATCAAGTTTAATAGCTACAGTTACAGTGGTGGAAACTTTACTTACTTCTGTTTCAATAGGTGTAGCACCACTAGTTGTAGCAGCAGAAGCTGTGATATCTAATATATCTTGACTATCAACTGTTTGATTAGCTCCTTGGTTAGCACCAGCATCAAAATCATATGTACCACCAAATGATAAGTTTGCTTGCATGTATGCTTCAATAACAGAAATATCCATTCTTTTTAGAACACCACCATCATTTACAAGAAGTTCGTCAGTAGAAATTAGTCCAGAAGTTAAAGCAACTTGATCTGTAATAGCATTTACAGTTACCACTGTAGCACCATCACCGGTAGAAGTTACTTGTCCAGTGTGATTAGGGTGTGTGTAATTGTTTGCACCATCTTCTACATTGATAATAGTTCTAACCTGTGTAGCTGTAAGATATGTAAAATCACCAGCAGTATCATCCCAACCGGCAATAGCATCTAACCCAGCATCTACAGCACCAATTTCTTGAGTTGTTAACGTTAAAACATCTGTAACTGTAGCAGCTAATGTAACATCTGTAGAGTTATCAGTACCAGCAGGATCAAAAGGAAGATCAGAAATAAATCCTTTCTTTACTGTATCATCTGTAGCATCGTGATAAATAATTGTGTCACCTGTTGTTATGGGTGTACCTTCTAAGTTTGTTGCAGAATCAATAAAGTTATCTGTTCCTACATAATCTAAATTAACTGTGTATACAGGATCAGAAGCAGTACCAGAAGATACTACATCAGTACCAGTACCAGAGTTAACTGTTACAGAAGAAACAAATGTATCTGCACTTGTGAGGAAATCTGCCCATGCACCATCTATATAGCCTCTGAATCTATGATTAGACACTGTGGTGTCATAGTAGATTTGACCATCTAAAGGGGAGCCAGGAGCAGTTCCTAAATTTTGGATTACAGCATTTTGTAGTTCGTTCTGAACTAAGTCTAAATGCACTAAATATTCAAATTTTGCCATGGCTTATTAATTTAAGTATGCCTTTCCAGCGAAAGAAGCATTAAAGGTTATTATTATTGTATTTTCATCTATATAATCTGGATCCCCTCCAACTACTGAATCAGCACTATCTACAATTGTAATACTAGGTTTCCTGTTCAGATTGTGATTAATTACCCACACTGAAGCAGCTACACCTTGTACGTGTACATAACTGTGATTATGGTTTAAAACCCCAATCGCTCTAGGCATGATTTTACAATTTTAAATTTGCTTGTTCAGCATTATCACTTGATTTTTTACTATATTGTATTACTTCATCTTTCTCTGCCTCTGACCAAACATTACTTCCTGAAGCAACTTGATCTGAGTTTACTAATCTATTTGAAATAAACAAATTTCCATTTATTGTTATACTACCATTAGGTATTACATTTCCATTCTCATCAATCAATTTACCTACACCTCTAGCTACTATTTCTCCATTTGTACAAGATACAGAATCTATACTAACTTCACTACCCATTAAATCTAATGTCATAGCTCCTGCAGGATTATTAAAATTAGTTACAGCTAAACCACCTGCATATCTTCTAAAATTAATTCCTGCTGCTGTACCATTACAATCTAAGCTAGGTTTATCTGTTCCTGCAATAGTAGAAATACAATCTTTAAATACTATTGGTTCTGTTGCACTAGCATCTAAAGTTAAATTTCCAGCAATACCGCAATTATCCCATATACCTTCTACACCAGACAAATTTAATGTTTTAGCAACAGAACAATCTTGAAAAGTTCCTCTTCCTGTTATACTACCAACTATTGCAATCCTTTCAAAAGAACTATTAGTTACATTTAAAGCATTTGCAACAATTATAGCATTCTGAGGGGTTTGCCCCTTTACATGGTATCTTTCTATTCCAACATTACCAACCGCGTTAAATGTACCTCTAATATTAAATCTATGCAAGCCTTCTCGTAAAGCTATTGTAATTGCATCTGTAACATTATCAACTTCATCTGGAGGAGTTCCTCTAGGGAATTGGGTTCCAGGTAATCCATCCTCTGAATCTACCCAAACAGCAGCTTCTAAGAATGACTGTGAATTAATAGCATCAGAGAATGTTAAACCTGCTGAGTTACTAGGACGTATAGAAACCTGATTAACTACTACTTGATCCTGTACGTTAGTGTTAGCTCCTACAAGGTTTACAGCATATTGTAAATCTTCAAATTGTACAACATAAAACTCTGTGATTACAACAACAGGTGCTAACTGTACACCACCAACTGACACAGGAGCTGTATACTCATATGCAGTAGGGGCCCAAGCTCCTTCAACGTTATCCTGTAAATCCCCTATATCTTGTGCAAATTGTGTTAAATTCATTTGTCTTACCTCTAATCCTGTTTGTGGATCAGTGGCGACAAATTGTGTATACAATCTTGGCACATTTATAATATAAGGTGTTACACTGTAATCTATTGTAATCATCTATTTTATTATTCATCTCTAATCAAAATTACAGTAGTAGATAATCCTGCAGTTGTTGTTGCAGTACCAACTATTTGTCCTGTTTTATAAAAAGGAGAACTAGAACCTTTTCTAGCTCTTCCAGTTACAGATTGATTAGCAGTTAATGTTCTTGCTGTAGATGAAATATCTCCATTTACATCAGTTGTACCATTTATAAATACAAACGTACTTGTTATAGTTCCAGTTGCTGGAGTTGTTGGAGTTCCAGTAACAGTGTAATCATATGTATTAGTTGTTACATTAGATATTGTTCTCAGACCATTATATTCGTTTTGGTCTGCTCCTCTTATAACTACTTCATCTCCAGCCTCTAAACCATGGGCTGTATGAGTTACTGTTGCTGTACTACCAGAACGAGTAATAGTTACAGAATCTCCAGAAGGTAAATCACCAGTAGTTCCTGCTTCAACCAACACTCTTGCTCCTGATATAGCAGTACCATCAGTTTGTGCTACATTAATATCTACTGTAACAGCACCAGCTACTACATTAACATTACCTGTCATACCAGCACCCTTTCTAACTGAAGGTACAGTAGCTCCAGAAGATACATTAATAGTGTAGGTGGCAGCAGAAGTAAAATTTAAATATATTGCTTCATTTCCTGTTGATGTTGTGGTTACATTATTTCCTGATGTACCTGCAACATAACTATCTAAAGTGTTGTTCCAAGTCATAGCTCCAGTACCAACAGCATTAATTTCCACTGCATGATTAGACCCGTCTGATATAAAGTTATTATCAGTGATGTTAGTCATATCATTTGTACCAGCTAATAAAGTTGCTGAAGATGTACTGCTGTTAAAACTATTTCCAGTGAATGTAGCGGAACCTGCTGTAATTAATCCACAACCATTAAATCCAGAGTTGGTTATAGTTGAGTTGGATAGGAATGTAAATATTCCCATATCATTAAAACTACAACCAGTTAAACTCACTGTTGCATTATCTACCACTTCAAAATGACCAATACCATTTGCTGTAGTTGCTGTAGAAATAAATGTGATATTATTTAATGTAACACTACTAGAAGCATTTCTGATTTCTACTTTATTAAAAGCAGCGTAAGTGTGAGGACAATCATCAATAGTGATTACAACATTACTATCTGAAAAGGTTACAGAAGTTCCTGTTAGTCCAAGAGCGAGCATTCCTTTCCATAAGTAACCACCACCAGCTTCTTGAAATAATCCAAGAACATGTCTACCTGAGTCTACAGATGTAGAACTTGTACCTGGAGGAGTTCCACCAGCATTATAATCATTGTATTGTGCTAATTCATCAAAAGAACCTCCTGTGCCAGTAATACTAATCTCTCCTCTACCATATCTAATAGCATCTACAGCAACAGGATCTCCTTTGCTTACTTCTGCAAGAGTATTTGGAACATTACCAAAATATCTATATGAGCCACCATTACCTCCACCAATAGTACCAGTTTGAGTTGCTGTTGGATCAATAGCAAAGTTTCTCCAACCACCTAATGCATGGTTACTATAATCAGAGCCACCTACTCTAAACCAATCCCAAGCTGCTGTGGAACTACCAATACCAAATCTCCATCCAGAGTTGGCATAAGTATCTAAGTTTGTTCCTGCAAAATAAAAACACCATGCAAATACAACTTCATCTGTAGCAAAAGTTACATTGGTTCCATTATCAAATACAACAGAAATTTCAAGTCCTACATTCTTACCTGTATTTACAGAGTAGCAGTCAGTACCTTGAATAAAATTTTCTCCAGATAATCCTGGATTACCAGAGTTATAAGGAGAATCAAAATCTACCCAAGTTCCTGCTTCTGCTGTTGTAAGGGTTGTTAAATCTGTGCTATACGTTGCCATTTGTTAATACATTAATATACTCTTTCCATATTTCTTCTCTATCATGAGCCTCGGAAATTTCTAAATGCGGTTTAGCAAAACGTTTTAGCATTATTACTGAAAAGCCTTGTTTTTTGAAAGCCTCTATCTGTCCTCTAGCTACATCTGTAATTTCATTCCCTGGAACAACTGCTCCAACGAATATTCTATCACTTTTTTTAATGAACATTACACCACAGTTATCTGGTCGTAGCTCTATAGGGGCTTGAGTTTGTAAGTAAGCACACTCAAAATCTTTACAATCTTGTGGTCTATCTTTATAAATACTACATCCTTTTTTACTGATACAAAATTTACAATCTTCCCAAGCGTTCTTATTGATATCCTTTACTTCACTCAATGTACAGCAAACTGTACACTCACCACATTTATTAACTCCCATTTAGTTAAAATTAAAGGGAGGAGCTTTCTCCTCCCCTATATATTAAAAGTCATCAATTCTACCTACAGTAGATGAACCACCACCTGAACCAACTAAGGCAGTTGTTTCAAATGTTTTGATTTCAGATCCTGGAGTTGCATTTCTAACCCTTGTAAATAATGTTCTATCTGCATCATATACATAAGTTACATCTACAAATCCATTAGTATTATCAGTAGCATCTGCAATTTTATCAATATAAGTTACAAATGCATTAGCATTAAGAGCTACATTCTGACCAGCTCCACTAAAATCAGTAGAAGTAATAGTAAATGTATCTCCAGAGAATGAAGTGTATTCTATTCTTCTATACGCACCACTAGCTTCTTGCATTCTGAATGTTCCAGATGAAGGAATATCAGTTGGAATAGAAGCAGTCATCTGAATAGATGTTACAGCAGCTCCAGTGTATGCAGAAGCAGTAGATAATTGAGTAAAATCAAAGTCACCACCAGAGTTATTAGCTGAAATAATATAGTCATTAAGAACAATATTATTAACAGTGTATGTGATGTTGTTAGGAGGAGTTCGAGTAGTACCAGTAAGGTCAATTGGTCTATCATTCTGACCTAAATCAGCAGTTTCAATACCAGAACCAAATGCACCAAGAATAGCAGCACCAGTAGAGGAACCAATAAATGGAAGTTGTACTGTTTCAGAACTCACTGTTACATTTACAAGAGCAGTTGCTCCAGATGTAATACCTTCAATACTTTGATTGTCTGCAGGTTGAACACCAGCAAGAAGCTGTATCCACATTTCTGTACCAGCAGTAGTAGAGTCAATTGCTAACAATTGTCCCCAACCTGTAATAGTTTCTGCTGTACCTGTACCAGAACCCACACCTGTAGCGGTGAAAATTGTACCAACATTAGAGTCAGCAGCACCAATTAGTGTAAAGTCTGTAGTACCTGCAGTTCTAATTACGTATGTATTTCCTACTACAAAAGAACCTGCAGTTACATCAGTAGCATCTCCCCAAGTTACCCTTTCTGGTTCTGTGAAAGTTCCTGTTGGAGTATCAATAGCTACAGAGTGAGTGACACCACGAAAGATGTCACCTTGTAATCCATAAAGAATCTGGTCAGCATCTCTAGTATCATTACCACCACCAATGTCACCAACTCTTGTTTGAATCCATTTAGCTCTTTCGTAGAAATCATTTTTAGTTTGAGAACCAATATCCCATTCAGAGTAGAAGGCAAAATTTGTTCCACCTATATCAATAAGGTTATATCCTTCTGTTACGTTAGTGATAGTGTCCCAAGTAGCAATAGTAGCACCAGCAGTCTGATTGTTGTTATCAGTGTTTGCTGTAAGTGCAAGTACGTTGTTACCACGGTTAGTACCACCACCAATAAAGAACTCTGTATATACAGTTCCTAATTCTCTTTGTGTTCCTAAAAGTCGTCTGCCATCAATATCTACTCCATTAGCTCTTACTTTAACCATGAATCGGTGTGTAGTAGAAGAAGCTGCATCAGAAGTAGCTGCTTTGTGATTAGCATAGTTCCAGAAATCATCATCAATTCTTGCTCCATTCTGAATCACTTGGATAGTTTCAGCATTACCAAAGACCTGGATACCATCATAAATAGTATCACCACCATCTTGTGTAATAGAACCATCATAAATGTGCTGAGCAGAAGCATCATCAATGTTACATCCATTTAGTAATGTGATGTTTGTATCAACACCCCCTCGATCGGAAGGAGTTTGATCAATAATTGAGAGTTCATCATCAGGAGCAGTATCAAACTCATTATCTGCGAAGTCTTGTAAAGCCCTGTGTAACTCAATTGTTGTTGCGTAGGTAGCTGCCCCAGTGTGGTCTGCCCCAATATATCTTACATCGAGGGCTGATCCATTTCTGGTTATACTCCAATCGCCGGGTACAAAAGCCATAATTATTTGTTTTTAACAGTTAAAAAAATTTTCTTTTGCCCCCAATTTTTTTATACGTATATCAAAGATAGTCTATTTGTCCAATCTGCCTCTAAATTAGTTAAATTTTGTGCAGTTTCCAAGTTTCCATCTATGGTTCTTGTTATTACAGGAGAGTTATTTAATAAATATCCTGCATAAACCTTGCCATCACTAATTTCAAAGCTGCTTCTATAATCAGTGACAGTATTAATTGCTCCTCCACCTCCAGGTTCTCCAGGTTCTACATTACTTTGATATAAATCACCTAAATCTATTTCAAGTAATAATCCGTGAGCAGTACCAGTACCAATAAATTCTCTCACTTGTCCACTACTATAAACTTCTTCTAACACAATTCCTCCAGGGACAGTAGTTGAGAGAAAGTAACTTTCACCTTCTATCCAAGGGCCACCTCCTGCTAAGTGTCCAGCAAATTGATATGTGAAGTTATTTGTATCAAATACATCAGAGACAACTCCAACAGTACCAGAGTTAGCAAAAACATTAGCCTGAGCTTTAACCCATACACCATTTGCATTTCTAATAGCATCTCCTACTTGAAAACCGTGAGCAATTTGAAACACATCTTTATTAAACGATGTTTCATTATCTCCTGGCCCACCTCCAGAATTTATAGTTAGATATTCATCTATCTTTTGAATAATAACTTCAACACTATCGTTAGTATTTACTCCAGTGGTCATCAAAGCAGGCCCCTCGTAAAATACACACGCTGAGCTAAGGATTGTTTTGCATCCTGCTGGAGGACATGTTACTATTTGTGCCATTATTTTCCAAATACTTTTCTATTCAAATCATCTATTTCATCTTCTTGGGTATCTTTATCTCTTTCCCAATCTGATCTTAATCCTCCTATTTCTTTCTCTAACCAATCCATAAACCTTGCTTCTAGTTTATCATGATTTGCTTTAGCATCATCTTTGATTTCTTCTCTAGCTGCTCTATTGTTTCTTTCATTTATGGAAATGATCTCTTTTAGATCTTTTACCTCTTGTCTTAGTATTTCATTTTCTACAATCACATTCTTAATACTAAAGTAAGTCCCCCCAAAACCTATCAAACCAGCAGCTATTGTAATAGCTAATGGTAATGGTAATTTTACCAATGTCTTTTCTGATAGTTCTGAAGCCATTTTATTTCATATTATTAAGCAATTATCCAATTAGCTCCATCATAAAATACAGGTACTGTATTAGCACCACCACCCACAACTGTTGCACCAAAATTTCCTGCAGCAGCTACAGTACTATCTGTAACAAATCCTCTTAGTCCTGCAACTGGTGAGCCTGGTAAACCAGCTACAGTCGTACCATTTCTTTCATAAGACTCATCTACCCACTCTAATCTACCCGTACCATCTGCTGCTGCTAAAATTTGACCAGGGTTAGGAGGAGTTTCTACTCCAGCAGTACCAAGTCTCAACACTGAACCATAAAATCCTAACATTTCTAATGGAGATGCTTGGCCTCCATTAACTCCTACAGCACCATTTTCACTAGTTACATTAAAAGTTTGTCCTTGCATTGCTACACTAGTAGAATCTACATATAAATATGTATTAGCAGCCCCAAACTGTAAAGTACTGTCTTCAGCAGCTAAAGTTACAACCCTGTTTGTAGTCGCTGGAATAGTTCCATTTGTTGTATAAATATTTCCTGCACCTAAAGATCCTATGTCGGAAACCCAGGCTTCAATTTTAATAAGAGCACTTTCTAAGCTCTCTAAAGTTGCTATGTTTAATGTCGGTAAGTTTGCACCATTATAAATAACACATAAAGCATTAGTAAATGTGGAACAAGTAGGACATACATCTGATGTTCTCATGATATTATATTTTAATCAAATTTAATTATTATTGTACGGAAATATGTGATACTTAATTATTTATGTCACATAATATAGCTATAGTAAAACATCTTTTCCATTATCTATGGAAAGGATGAGCACTAACTCTTATACCTAATTCTTTAGCTACTTCTGGGTATAAATATGGAAGTAACTCATTTTGAAACTGTGAAGCTCCAGGAACAAGATTTAAGAAATATTTTGTAGGATGAGCACCATCCATAATGTCTTCATCATCTAAATAAACTCCTTTGGTCTCTTTATAAAGTTGATTAAATGCTCTCCAAACTTTAGTTAGTAATCTTAAAGAAGGCATTATAGAACCTTGAGTAAATGCATCGAAAGACAAAGGATTATAGTAAAAACTAATTTCATCTGATGTTTTATTAAACAACTTAGCCCACCATTTATATCTATTTATCTCTTCTGGGGTAGCATCTTCAGGTGGTTCCATAGCACTAACTTTCATAACTGTAGCTACAATAGTAGTTAGAGTTAGTAATTCTTTCATTTGATTGTTTAATTCTGTTCTAACTAAATCAAAAAATTCTTCTTCAGAGATTGTTAGCTGTTTACCTGTTGCATTAAAATACGACATTTTTTTCTCTTCTAACATTTCTCTCATAAATTTTACACCTTCTTCATTTCCAGCTAAAATATCTTTTATCTTTGTAATATTCCTAAAGCCTAACATAGCAACAGTTTTTACAAATAATCTTGTCTTACCATACTCCCACTGATTTAATTCAAGATTTTTATTAATATCTAAGATACGAGTACCAACATGCTTAGGCATCCAACTCCTAAACATCATAAAAGAACTTATTATAGTGTCTCTTCTATAACCCATTTTATTGTTTTCACTCATAAGACCACTAAGCTTTCTACCATATTCCGTGATTTGTAATCTATAATCTGCTACAGCTTTTAAATCCGCACCAGGGATAGTAATCTTATCTCCTTCTATTTTTACAATCTTATCTAAAGCTTTTGTTTCTTTTAGTTTTTTAACTCTGTCTTCAAATGTCTTTTCTAATTTTTTACGATCAGAAGCACTCATGTTATATTTAGATTTTCTATCCTGAGCTTTTAAATATTGCCTAATGTTAACAATCTTTCCATCTACTACCATAGAGTTTTGGTTCATAGAAACAGCATTAGCATATTGTAATAGTCTCTCAGGAAAAGCATTTGTTGACATCATAACATCTGTAAAAGTCCATGTGCTTAACCATTTCATTACAGATCCTTGTTCTTTAGCTATTTGTCTTCTTTTTTCAGCTACAATATCTTCATTAAGTGGCATAATATAATGTAACAAAGCTTTTTGTTCTTTGGAAAGCATATTACCGGTAACTCTAGCATTGTTACCCATAAATTCTCTAAACTTGTAAAATTCTCCTGCATTAATAAATGCTTGAAATTGTAAACCAAAATAGTTAGCTAATCCTATTAAAGGTTTTAAACCAATAGCTAAACTACGAAACAATGTGTCTGCACTTCTAATACCTTTTTTAACTTTAAAGCTTCTATTAGCTGTTTGTTCACTACTTTTTGATTTTAATCCACTTACAGCAGAAATAGATCTGGCTCCCCAACTATCTAGGTCTTCTTTAATTCCATAGACAGAATCATCTATAATGGTTTCAAATACGTCTGCATTAGCATTAGAGCCATCTTCTGTTAATGGAGTTCCTCCTTGAAAAACAATACCTCCATTAGCTACAGCTAAATTATTTTTAGCTTTTTCTACGTCTAACAATGTAAGAAGCTCATATTCTAAGTTTTTAGAAGACTTATAATCTAGTATAGCTTTAATCCACATACTACCAACCATATCAAGGTTAGTAGAAAGCTGGTTAATTTGTTTATCTGTAGATGTATAATACTTAGGAATATTCTTTTGAATCTGCCCTGTTTCAGGATCTATTTTAGCAAAATCATACATCTCATTAGTTCTTATACTATAAAGATCCATAGCAGAATCTTTAACTTGTCCTAATTTACTATCTGCTTGTATCATTTTTTCAACAGTAGTAGCCTCAATCAAAGGGAAAAAAGAAAGTTGTTTTTTACCTAAATAACCCAATTCTTTTGCTGTATCATTAAGCTCTGTAAAAAATTGCCATGCTTTGTATGCTGCAGGCTGACTTTTAAGCTGTTTAAATTCAGGAGAATAATGTTGCTCTTCATTAATAGAATTATAAAATAAATAAGAGAAATGACTAGTATCATGTCCATTAAATCCTTTTCTACTAATATCAACTCTGTTTCTAAGTCTTTTTATTTCATATTCTTTTTTAGCTTGATTAGCCTGCTCATCTAAAGGATACCATGTTCTAGCATTTATTTTTGCTTCATTTTCTTCAAGAGTCTTTTTAAGTAACTCTTGATACTTTTCCATATTCATGTTCTTTTTAAAGAACTCTGTATCTTTAGATGCTTTTGCATCTTTAACTTGGCTAATAAATTTATCATCAAGTTTTCTTATAAGTTGTAATGAGTTTGATGTTTTCTTTGCTATTAGATCAAAGGCTTTTTTATTTTGAGATTGAGCTAATTTTTCTAAAGGAATAAGAACTTCTTTAAATTCTTGCATCTTTTCATTATATTGTAAGTCTGCATAATTCTTAACTCTTTGAATCATATCAACTCCTAGTTTAATTAAATAAGAAGGAAGTTTAGATGCTTCTAAAAAAGAACGTGATAGCTTATCTATTTTTTTCTCTGGGCGTAATACTTCTTCTGCAGTTTCAGAAGTTGTTAATCCTTTAATAATAGAAAGCTGTACAGCATATTCACTTTGTATCTCTGTAGACATTTTGAGCATACCATCAACTTTATTATCAAGTTTTGCTAATTCAGCTAGTATTTGACGATCTTTTTTATTTGTTTTATCCATCACTAGCTTAAAAGCAGCAGCCATTTCTATATATTTTTCAGCACTGTTTTTAGCTTCTTTTAAATCTTTCAATTTTGTTCTGATCTCTTCTTCACTTAATTGAGTATAATCAATCTTATCAAAAGTTTTTACAAGTTTTGCTGCTCTTTCTAAAAAAGAATTAGTTACTGCTAACAAAGGCTCAAAATCATGCTTCATTTGAAGCAAACGAATAGCTTTAGAAATTTGATTTAATTCAATATTTTTTTCTTGTTGTTCATCTTCTGAAACAACTTTTTCATAAAGTTTAGAATATTGTTGTCTTAAACCACTAAGTAAAGTGTCTATTTGAGCAAACCCTGTAGATTCTGAATCAATTGCTACAGGTAATAAATATGTTTTAGTTTCTTTAAGATTATTAAGACTTCCTATTTCCATACTTTGGATTTCAGGATTTTTATCCTTAAAGTATTTATAGTTCATCTTAAATGGAATCATTCTTGCTTTTCTAATAGTAGTATTAGTAGCACCATAATTTTTAAACATACGTACATACTCACTCATTTGAGCTTTCCAATCTTTTTGCTTATAAAATGGAATATCATCTCCACTTAAATTTTCATCAAAAGATGAAAACTTCCAGTCAAGGATATCTACCTTAACATCTGGACTACCATCTTTTTTTGTAGTAGGTTCCAAAGCTACAAAGTCAATAGTAGAAGCTAACATACCAGGGATAGCCTCATTAACAGCCTTTACTTCTACCATAAATCTTGTTCCTTCTGGGTAAGATCCTATTAGCTCTTTAGAAAATTCTATCAGAGCTGCTTGCATTTTATCTGGAAGATTAGATTCAATTTTATTATTTAAAGCAGTTGGTCTAGCATACCCATCAGCATCAATTAAATTTTTAGCAATATATTTTTCAATAAAATTATGTCCTTCTGTACCCCACTCTTTTTTAATATCATCTACAATTTTTTGTTTAGGACTACGATCGGGGAATTGCTTTCCTTCTTTGATTTTTTCTGTAACAGTTTTAGCTACTTCTTTAAACTTACCTCCTATTTCAAACAAATAATGCCTTTTCTTTTCTGCTGTTTCAGGAATAGGGCCTTTAATACGTTTAGCTTTTTCTAGTATAGTGTTATACATATTATCTACAGCAGTGTTGTTGCCTGCTTGATAATAAATATCTTTATTTTCAATATCTTTTATGTTACCTCCTGGTACTCCTTCCATAACTAAAGAAGCAGCAGTTTGAAACATATCTAAATTTGTTTCTCTGTAAGAAGCACCTAAACTATTTAAAATCCCTTTCCACCAATTTTTTATTCTTTCAAATATTTTAGGCTGCATTAATTCAGGAAATGAGTCACCAAAGTTTCTATCTTCATTTACAATAACTTCAGCTATGAGTTTATCTACAGCTTCTTTTTTTATCTTACGAATATTAGGTTTGCCATTAGCAAGTTGATACGCTTTTTTACCTCTATATGCTTTTAAAGTTTCACGATAAATTTTAAATTTTCCAATGTCTTTAATTAATCCAGTGATAAGTTGTGGGTTAGTTTGTTCTAAAATAGATGTTGCAATATGTACAGTTTCTTCTGTAATAGCTTGTGCTTCCATGCCTTGTGCAATAGCTACTATTCCCTGGAACTGATCAGCTAAAGCATTAATACCAATGTCAGAAATATTAGGATTACCTTTTAAGTAATCTTGTAAGTCCATAAAACTTATACCCATTTTTTCTGCTACCATCTTTACTCTTGCAATAGTGCCTTCATTTGCAGGAGTCATTCTCATATTATCTGTTTGTAATTGTACATTTTTAGATGCATCAATTACTTCCATAGCTTCTAATTTGTTTTCAAAATTATAGTATGTATCTACTAACTCATTAGGTATGTTTATCTTTCTAACACCTTCTTTAGGAAAAGATACTACTGCAGATCTAAACTCTGCATTAATTTTATTTGCAAGTAGTTGAACCTGCTCAAAAGAAACTTTATCCCATCCTTGAGATTTTTGTTCCACAGTAGTTTGTAAATTTTGTTTTATTTGAATTTTACAAGGCATAATTAACAATTTTCATTTGTTCTGTCTATCTCAGGTAAACCTGTTGGTTTATTTTTATCAGTATTAATATTCTCTAAAGATAGTTCACTTCTGACTTGTGTCAAAATTCTAGGAAATAATGTTGTCCATTTATCTGTTTTAGGCCCACTTATATGTGTTAATATAGCATCACCAGTAGACATTAATAATGGTATTTGATCTGGGTTTTGTAAGAAACTATCTTTGATAATTCTATACATTATAGTGCCAGCATTTTTATCCCATAATTCTTTATTAAGACCTTGAATTTTTTTACCAAGAGCTTTAGCCTGAGCTCCAGTTGTGGATTTTAAAATTTGTCTTTTTACAGTATCATTGTTGCCTGTAGCAAAATGAGACTTAGAAAATTGATAGGCAGCCTCTACAGTAGCAAATTTTCTTCCACTACTATCAGTGTATGGACGTTTATTACTAAAGTTACTTAGTTCTTCAAATCCATTTTTATCTGTGGAGTAAATATTTATAGCTAAAGGAGAGGTAGCAGCAGCCACATTTGCAGCTACTCTTTCCTCTGTATCTAATTTATCTTGAGCTACTTCATCTGTAACATCTTTTATATCAAAAACATACTTTCTAGTTTCTCCATTTATAAAATCCACTGTACTTTGATACATAGCAAAATAAGTAGTTCCATCAACAGATACTGGATATTTATTACGTTTAGTAGCTTTTGTTGGAAGGGCTTCTGCTTTTACTACAGCAAGAGCTCCACCTGCATCTTGTACATCCATATATCCATTAACTCCATCTCTAGGTGTAATTAAAAACTTTCTACCTCTAATACTGTATATACCACTATGTTCACTATTATTTCTTGTAGTCATAGTTTTTTCACCACTGATTATTTTCTTCTGGTTTTCTTCAGAAAATGCCATTTCCATAGGTTCTTGTTGAAGATCAATCATATTCTCTTGATTAAATATATCTTCAATAACTTCATCTTCAACTTCTATATATTTTTCAAAGCCATTATCAAGAACACCTGATCTACCTACTGTAGACATTAAAGAATCTGGATGTAACTTACCATACATTTCTACAGCTCTTGTGCCATCTCCCCAAGCATTAATTGCTTTATAAACATGATTGTAATAAACTTTATCTCCTTTACCTTTAGTTTGGTGTTCTAATGGTACTCTTTGATTATTTTTATCTCTGATGTAAACTTTTTTCATTAGAGCTTTTTTACTATAAGAACGGTCTCCTGCTTTTTTCATTGCAGCTTTTTTAGCCTTAATAGTTTTTATACCAGCAGCTCTATCTTCATCAGTGATTGTAGGTTTAACTTCCCAATTGTAAACAATAATATCACTAGCAGCTTCTCTACTAAACATGTTAATATTAATTACTTTTGGGATTATTTTTTTATTCATAGCAAGTTTAAAATTCTTATGTACTTTATCAGAATTAGGTTTAAACATTCTCTGTCTTCCATACCTATCTTCATAAGGTATCATAGTTTCTCTTTTAAAAGGAACTAATGTATCATTATTCCAATTGTTTCTTTGGAACACATCTAATTGAACAAAGTGTGAAATTTCTTCAGACTTATTAATCTCACTCAATGGAACTTTATACACTTCTATAAAATCTTCAAAAGGTAGGAGACTACTAAAAGAAATTCTTGAATTATTAGACCCACTTTGTAACAAAGCTAATCTTACCAACTTACCATAAAGCCCTCCTTTTTCTGTGCCAAGATAATCTCTTAATTCTCTAAAAGCTGCAATCACTAAGTTTTGATCATACACTTTGTTTTCCTTTCTAACAATCATTAAGTTATCTGGTTTGTTTTTATTAGAACCACTTTCATATTGTATAGAATCAAGAATTATATTTCCATGTAATGTATGATTAGCTGTATTTTCAACTTGCTTTTTAAAATCCATAATTTGACTAGCAGCACTAGCAGCCGTATCAGTTCCTAACAAAATCTCTGCAATAACACCAGCACCATTTAATCCTCTTTTATTAAACACAAACCAATCAAATAAATCATTTACAGCTCTTTTTGAAACTTTTAAAAATTCTCTATCTGGTAATTGTACATATGGTAAAAGTACTTTTTCTAAAACAGATCTAGTACTTATTCCATTTCTTGTCTTACTAGGTCTATCTGAAATAAGAACTTCAGACATTGCATTTCTTACATTATACAACATATCTTTTAATGTACCTAAGAAAGAGTTGTTAAGTATAGCATCAGCAGCATTAGTGTCATATACTATTTTATCATTCTCTACTTTAGCAGAAGATATAATTGTATTCTTAGCATATTCTAATTGTAATCTTTTCTTAAAAATCAAGAAACCATCATTAAAATTAGCTGTATCAAAGTTAGTACCTTGTGTAACTCTAAACATATGACTAGCCATCATACTGTACTTCATAAATTCTTTAAGAATAAACTGCTGCTGAGCTAGAGTACTATCATCTTTTTGCATGTCTTCCATAGACATTTTAATAGTCTTTTTCATAGTAGCGAGACTAGGCATTTCTGTAATTTCAACAGGATTACTAGGCTCATATTTTTCTAAAAATAAATCTACATAATCATCTATAAACAACCAACTATATCCAGCATTATCAAGCATTTGTAGATACTCTCTAATAATAGGTTGATTCATAAAATAAGCAACTTCTTCTACAGGAACCCCAGCTTTAATAAGTGTAAGCCATGTTGAAGCTGTAGTAGGTGTAGCACCTATCTCCATAATCCAAGGGCCGGCTGATATATCAACATAACCATCAATAAACATACCTACAATATCAGAAATGTTTTCCCCTACTGCATTTGTAATACCAGAAAATGTAGTGTAAAGTTTACCACCAACTGTAACAGTGTTTTTGTTTTTAAACATAATTTCTCCACCATTAACTTTTAACCAGTATCTGTCTTCAGAAGAAATTATACTTTCATCAAGAATCCTATCTGTATTTAGATAAGAAACAAATCTTTGCATTAAAGAATGATTAGTTTGGTTTACAGCAGCAATACCAATTGCGTATTTTCCACTAACAAATGCCTGACGTAAGCCTGACATAAATCTTCTTCTCATCATATTCCCTGGAGAAGAATAATCTATTTCTGTTCTACCTAAATCTCTGTTAATAGCCTTTGCTATTTTCTTCATAGGATCAGCAGAGTTTGGTTTAACAAGATTATTAAAGTTTAAAGGATGACTAACTAAATCTTGAAGACTTTGTATGTATTCATTTTCTAAAGCTTGTTTAGAGTTTTGTAAGTCCATATTTTGTTGTCCAAACTCCTCCATGGACATTAAATCAAATTCTTCAGCAAGGGTTTTATTGAACTCTTCATTAAATGCTTGATATAATTTACTCTTGACAGCAGATAAACCAGATCTTTCAGCATCTTTTACTTTATGATACTCCTTTTTATTTTGTTTTAGAGAATCTAATTTAGCTTTATGTTGTGTAATAGTTTCAGAAGTAAATCCTGATTCAGCTAAAAATAAATCGTAGTTTGCTATAAGAGCTTTTAATTTATTAATCTCTGATAACTCAATTGTATCACTCATCTTAACACCTTTAGGTGTTGTCCAATCATAAATTATTTCATTTTCTGTAATGTCAGCAATCCAATCTTCTGCATGAGATTTAAATCTTAAAGTTTTTTCCCATCTACTCATTTTACCATTAACAACTTCACTGTTCATTACTGAATCTAAATTGTAAAAAGAGTCTTGTAAGCCTGGAGATAAAGTTTTGAATATCTTATACCCCATACTATAAATTTCTTTTGAAGCAGACTTTTTATTTTGAATTAGCTCTTGTAAATTATTTAATTCATTAGAAAGAGGTAAAATAAAATCTTCTTTTGCTTCATTTACTTTACTTAAAAATTCGTTGTAATAGTTATTAATAGTTTCTCTAAGTTGAGAATATTCAATAGAGTCTCTTTCTACTTCTTCTCTAATTTCTCTGTACTCTTTAACCTCACCTCTTATGTATTGATTATATCTTTCAGCAATAGTAGAATTTGAGTCATCTTGATATTCTATAATAGATACAGTACCATCAGGATTAGATAATACATTCTTTAAATAAATTGATAGTTTATCAATATCAAAATCAGATCCTACTTTCTGTACTATTTGAGAAGGAACCACTACACTATCTCCTAATGTTTCAGGAAGTAATTTTTTAATTACAAAAGAATCAATAGAATTTTGTTTCTGAGTAGGAATACGGAAACCTATACCTGATAAAATTTTCTTGCCTTTTTCTGTAAGTTCTGAAGTTCTGTTGCCATCTTTATCTAGTACATACCATTCATTTAATAGTTCTTCATCTGTTTTATCAGACTTGAACCATCTAGCAACCATTATTTCACAAACACGCTTACCATCTTCATCTTCATAAAATTTTAATGTGTCAGATACATAAGCATCTTTACCATTAATTTTCTCAGGCTTTATCTTTTTACTTTCTAATAGAGTCGCAGGAATTTGTACTTTAAATCCACCAGTAATTTTAGGACTAACTACTCTACTATCTGCAATAGAATAAAGAATATGTCTTATTTGTTGATAAGCTGGAGTAGCTTCTAAAACTACTTCACCTTTTTCAAACTCATCAAAAGCAGAAGAAATGTTATGATTGATCTCACGTTTGAGCATTTCTCCTTTTAGAGTATTTATTAATTTTTTTCTATCTACTAAAGTGTAACCAGAAACAGTTTCTTTAATTCCAAATTCTTTTAAAAGTTGTCTATATCCTAGTTTAGTTTTTGCTTCAAGTAACTGCTGGTTTCTTTGTATTAAATTGTAAAGATTGTCTCCATTATTATATGAAGTCTTATCTTCAAGCTTGGCCCAAGCGAGCCATCTTTTTTCAAAGTTATCTTCTTCTTGCATAAAGTCAATAGGAACACCAGCTTGCATATAATCTAATGTAGCAAGTTTTGTAATCTGACTACCTCTTGTTATCTTATGTGTGTCTTTAGAAGGAACTTCACTCTGTACAGACATAATATCAAAAGGAATATTTGTAATAATATGTGGTACATTAGGGTTTGTTATTTCAGTAAATTCAGCAGTAGTAACATTACCATCTTTATCATACAATGGTAATACCTGTTCTGCTCCTACTTTTCTAGCACTTTTGAATACAACATAATCAATATCTTCATCCATCATTCTGTCATACAAATTCAAAGCATTGGCTTCCGGATTTATTTCATATAATGTTCTGTATGAAAATGCCATAAGTGCATATTTATCTAAAACAGTATCATTATAATTTCTACCATTCGCTTTGTTTCCAGAAACAATAGGTTTTAATGGAGTGAATGTACTTTTAATTTTTGGATCACCTTCAGCTAAAACTTTTTTATCATTATCAGTTAGTTTTAATTTTTTATGCTTCTTTTCCCAAGCAATCTCATATCTATATTGACGTTCATTATCTGTGCTCCATTGATTAGCTAGAATAGCATATTTTCTATAAGATTTTAAAGTAATAATACCAGCACCATCAGTTTCATCATAAGTATCTCCTTCATAACCTGGTATACCATATTGATGTACAACATCTTCAAAAGTTATTGTACGGAAATGATTTCTATGCATATCAGTGTAACCAATATCATCTTTTGCAAAATTTTTGTTATAAAGTTTATGTAACACTTTACCAACATTTTTACTTACAGTCATAAGAGGTTGTCTAGGAGAGTTAAAGTTTTTAATACGTTTTAACTCATCCCCATATTGATATGGATCTGAATAAAGAACTTTATGAAGCTCAATATTTGCAATCATGTAATTAATAGCAACAGCTTTCATACTGCTTCTTAAACTATCAGCATCTAATTCTGTATTTTCTGCTAAAAGTGAATTAGGCTCAGCTTTTAATTCTGTAACATCAATACCTTCATCAGTGTAAACAATTGCACCAAATTGATTTAGCATAGCTTCTGTATCTTGTGCTTCTTGAGTAATAAATAACTCTACAGAATCTATAATGTCTTTTTTGTATTCTTTTAAAATTTCTTCAATAGATACAGTGTAACCTTTTGTTTTAGTTTTCTTATTAATGGCAGTCATCAAAGCGTTGTATCTTTTCTTATCCATACCATTCATTAAAATTTCTTTGAAAAATCTTAATTCTTTATTATTATGTCTTGAATCTACAATTCTTTCATCGCGTACTAACTCAACTTCTGCTTTAAAATAATCTTCAAATATTTGATCATAAGTTTTAGCCTGTACTTCTTCTAATGTTACAAATGGATCTCTGGAGTTATGTAATCGAGTTGCATGTTCCAGAGAAGCATCACCTGGTACTAGGTTCATGTATACACCATCTAAATTAAGATTAAGTTCTTGTAAGAACCTTTGTCTGTAAGTAAGTTTAGAAGATTGTTTTTTCTTTCCTTTACGTTGATCTACTGTACCATCTATATACACTGGTTTAAGAACTAAATCACTATTCTTTCTTTTAGCTCCATTACCAGACATATTAAATATCTTGTCTAAGATTAAAGACCCTTTTGCAAAACTATCTGTTCTTAAATAGTTGTAAGCAGTTCCTTTTAAGTCTTCAAATTTTTTGATTTTGCTATTAGAAAGGACATGATAAATATTACTTAGTGCATTAGTACCAATATAAGTTTGAGCTTTCTCATTATTTATATTAAAATAAGTACTTTCAAACTCTGGGTTTTCTATTATAGCTTGAATTGTACCTAACTTCATTAAGTTACCATCAATATCTAAAGTAGTAGTAGATATATTAACCATATCCTCAATATTTTTCATACTAAGAAGTATACCATCTACTGCCTCAAAAAAAGTTCTTTTTTGATTATCTGTTAGTTTACTAGTAATATCTGTAGCCTTTATATCAATATTAAAATGCTCTAAAAATTGTGTATAAGATTGTGGTGCAGATCTATTTAATTGTTTTTTCTTAATTAAATCTGAACTTGTGTATTTACCTGTTTGTCTATTATAATCAAAAAAGTCAGAGCCTTTTTTAATTTTCTCTATCATAGACATTATCATAGTTCTTTTAGCTGCTCTAGCTGCACCAGCTAATGCACTATCACCTATCTGAACACTGTCTGACATAACAAAAACAGCAAGTACATCAGGGTGTTGGCTCTTCATTAACTTCCAGAAACCACCAATTAATTCCCAGCCTCTTTCATCAACATTACTTAAATCAGCAAATTCGCTTGGTGGGTTGTTTGTCAATCTTTTATAAAGGTTTGCATAATTAGGATTTTTAATAGCTATTTTTCCTAATCTATCAAACATTTCTTCTACATCTACAGCATCATATAATTGATTCTTTAAATCAATAACCACTTTATCTGAAGGAATCAATTGAGCTCCATTAATAGAACTCTTTAATATGTTGTTAGAAGCATCCACTCTAGGCAAACTACCTAATAAAAACTTAACAGCATAAGAAGCTTTTCTATATTGATCTCTTTTTATAGCACTACCATAAGGATCATTCTTTGATTTCTCATAATTTCTGATTTCCAATTCATCATTTTCATCAAAAGTAATTTCGTATTGTCTCAATAACTCTTCATGATTAGAAACAATGTTTGGCCACTCTCTATTAATAAGATTAATTAAATGTTTGTTTGTATCTATTCTAGGATTATTCTCTTCAGCAGTCTTTTCACCACTATTAATTTGTTTAGCAAGAGTATTTACCATAGCTCCTACCTTACCTATTACTTTCATTTTCAACTCTTTATATAATTGTTGTTTATTAAAAGTTGTTTCATTTAATGAAAATAAAGTTTCATTATCAGTAATAAGTTTACGCAAGACCTGATATGTCATTTCTTGCATTATATCATGTTGTTGTTGTGCAGGAATTTCATTAATAGCAGCTCTATACGCTGAAGTCTGGTCTCCCTTAGCTGTAGCAATATCCTGTATTCCTACTTGAGCATATGATAATTTAGCAGCATAAGGTGAGTATCGTGCATACTGTCCACCTTCTATTTTTTCAAATAGTTGTTCGATATTTGTACGAGCCTTTTTACCAAATACAAAGTTTTTAATTGCATTAATAATGTCATTAAAAATACGAGTTATCAAGTTCCCTTTCTTTCTTCTTGGATTGATATTAAATTGTACTTTATCTCTAAATTCTTCTGCAAGTTCTTCTTTAATTCTTTCAGCAGGAGCTGTAGCATATTCATATTCTTTACCAGTAAATCTATCAGTAAATGTTCCTTCCTGAAATCTAAACTCATTCATAATTTGAGCTCTTTCTTCCGGAGTAGTAAACATTTTCCAAACAGCTTCAAAAACCTCATGATACACTGTACCAGTTTCAGCGTTCTCATATATATACAATGCTCCTTTATGGAACATACCCCAATTCTTAGAACCATCTGTACCCTCTATCATTTTCTTAACTCTGAATACAGGAAGATTAGGAAATTTATTTTTTAACCAAGCCTCAACCTCTTTCCAATTCTCAGGAGTAACTGTAGAAGTTTCTTGATTATTCAACAAAGCTCTCATACCTTTTTCATCCTCATCTTCAAATTGAGAATAATCTAATCCGTCAGCAAAATTATCTGTTTCCGTTTCTTCATTAGTAGTATCAGATTCAACAATCTCTGGAGTAACAGATAAAGTTGCTGTCATATTTACAGGAAGAGTATTTACACTTCCAGGTTCTATATATTGTGTTGAGTCTGGGTTTTGTAATATTTCCCTTTTCTTTTCATTAGGATGTACATTTTCAATAAAACGAGCTTTTATTCCAGATTTCATTTCTGGAATCCTGGTTTCTGCTTCCCACTCTTTTAAAGAAATTATTTCCCATACATTATAATTTTTATCTACAACTCTATCTCCAACTTTAAATTCTTTAACCTTTTTAGTTTTATCATCTTTAGGGGTTTCTGGTTTTTTAGGAGCTTCAATAGTTTCATCTGTAGGTCGTTCTTCAAGAACAAAATGTGGCTCTACTTGTTTAAATATTGTTTTAACAGCTTTTAATACTACTTGTAATGGAGTTTTACCAGTATTTTCAGCTACTTTAGTTACAACTTTTGTATCAGCAGTAGGATTTAAAATGCCTTCTTGAAATAATTTAAGTATGAACTCAGCTCTCTTATCAGGATCAGATAAAGTATCTGCCTCAAGAAGTTTCTGAGCTTTTGCCATATCAAAAGTGTATACAACTTTTCCTAAACCATCAACATCAATAACATTGCTTTCTTTGCCATCCATGTTTGGTTTTTTAGGAACATACTCTACAGGTTTGGTATTAGTTATTCCAGAGAAATTAATAGAGAGATCATTAAAAATATCTACTCCTATAGAAATTGCAGCTTGTAACTCAGGAATATTTTTTTCTTTTGCTCTTGCTTTTATAATTTCAGTAGTTAATTGTACATCAAGTATTTGTCTAGCTAATAATTGTTGAACAAATTTTATTTTTGATATACTATCTTTTAAATTAACTCCAAGTTCTTCAAAAACTTCTTTAGCTTTTGCTAAATCCATTTTAAAAAATACAGTGTCTTTATTCTTTAAAGTGAATAAATTATTTTCTACACCATCTAATGTATATCCTTGTTTTTCAGATTCTGTAGTTTCTAGTACTTCCTCTACAGATTTTTCTTCTTTCTCTGCAGTTTCTGTTGCTTCTGGAGTAGCAGTAGGAGGTGCAGCTTTACTTTCTGGTTCAACATACATTTCTTCCATACCTCCTACTCTTGTAAAATATATACCATTTCTGTTTACAGGACTAGTAGGTGTAATAGGAGAAAGGTTTGTAGCTAGAGGAACAGGAGTTGTTCTATTTTGTGTTAACTGTCCTTTACTATCAGGAGATTTATCTGATAATAAGTAACTCTGATAATTAGGCCATTTCTTTGTAATAGGCTGTCCTTTTGAATCTATACCAGTAATTTGAATATATGCAGCATTAAATGAAGCTTCATTAACTCTTTTAGCATCTACATTCAGATACATTTGTTCTAAAATATGTAGTATTGAGTTTTTGTTTCCATTCAAAGATGTTGGAGTTAAAGCTACACTTTGTTCACTTTTAGAAAAGAATAATCTAGGTTCTTTTTTATTTGTAGCATCATTTACTACCCAATCAAACCAAATACTGTTGTATCCTTTTTTCTTAACTTTACCATCTTGATCTTTTACATGGCCCCAATATACTACAGACTTTAACCAGTTAGTTAACCTGGTTACTTCTTCTCCTTTTAACGATTTTTTATCTTGAGCTATTTGAGCTAATCTAAATAGTACATCAAAAATAACTTCAGCTTCTTCTGGAGTATGTTTACGATTATCTAGTCTAGTTAAACCATTATCAGATCTTAAAAATACTCTACCTAATGCATTAGTAAATGATGTAGTACCTTGAGTAATAGTGTCGTTGGTTGTACCTACCAAAAGCACATCTTCATTTCCTAATCTATTTTCATCTGCTAAACCTGCATCTTTTACATTGGTTCTTACAGCATAATCTCTTTGCTCTTCTCCATTCTCATCTAAATATGTAGCATAAGTAGGAACACCAAAACTTACTTTAACAGCTTCTGCCGGAGATCTTTCTTCTTTATTAACTTCTTTTTCTCTCCAAGCTATATATTTTTCTGTAAGAGCATCAACACTATCAGCAGTGTTTCTAAACATACTTTGTTTTTTCCCTTTATAGTATGCAGTAAGTTTACCATCTTTATCTTCTTTTGGAAACACTTGATACACTGCTCTATTAAGAACATCTTTACCATCCATTATAGGGTTACCAAACTCATCTACAGGTCTAAGACCTTCGCGAGTATTTACAACCATTAAAAAAGCTAAAGTGTCTGAAGGATCTACACCACTATCACCAGCTAAATGTTCCATAAGACCGTCAGCAATACCAGCTTCTGTTTTTTGATTTAAAACAACTCCTTGAATGTCCTCTTTGTTATCTAAGCTTTCAAATCTAAAACCAAATCTATTAGCACGTTTATGATGTTCTCTAGGTTCTTCCCATTCTTCAGTTAAAGGGTTTATTCTTCCAGAGAATGGTTTAGTTGACAAGACTACATTGTATTGTTCTTTTTTATCTTCTGGTTCATAGTTTTGATTTTCTTCAGCAGAAGAAATAGGTGTACCACTATCTTCTTGAGTATCAATAAGCTCTTGAGCTAAAGCTTCATTATCACCAAAAACAGCTTCTTCTACTTTTTGTAATTTCCAATTAGCAGCTACTTCTTCAAATTTTTCAATAACAACTTGCATTGCTTTATGCTGTCTATCAAGAACAACCATATCTTCCATCATCATTTCGTAGTGCTCTTCTAATTGCTCTACTCTAGCTTCATCAGGAACAATTACTTGTTCTTCTGTCAACTCAATAGTATCTAAAAGATTTTGTATTTCTCCTTGTAATAGATTATCAGCATTATCCATAAATCTTTTACCTATAAAAAGAGGTATATCTGGATTCTTAGCTTCAAATTTATTAATCAGATTTTCTAAATATTTTACAGCAGATTTTATAGCAGCTTTTGTACTGGATATTAAATCTTTAATAGCATCTATTTGCTTTACAGTTTTTTCTTTTGCTTCTTCTATATTAAGAAGATCAAACTGTAATTCTTCTAAAAACTCAGTAGGTTTTTCACTATACTTTTCTAAGTTGTCAACTATGTTTAAGATAGTTTGTTGAGCAACATCTATATCAGAAATTTGATCTTCTAATTGTTCAATTTCATTTTCAAGTTGTCTTTGCATATTAGAAAGCTGCATAGCTTTCTGTAATGCTTTACGAGCTTCAGTTTTAAAACGAAACGTACCTTTAACACGTTTATCTGCTTTAGCTTCTCTAATTTTTCCTTTTAGCTTATTGAGTTCTTTTTGATTTTTTTCAATCTGTTTTTTCTTAGCAGCAATAAGTTTGTCTGCTTTCTTTTGTTTATCAGATAATTGATCAAATAACTCATCTAAAATCTTATTTCTTTTATCAATATGAGGAGCTACATCTTCTGTAAATCCTGATTCTGAAATCAATTCATTTGTAGCTGTTTGTTGTGCAGGAGTTACTTCCCCCACTTTTCTAACTCTAGGCATAGTAAACCCTTTAGCTTTGTCTGCTATAAAGTGAGAGTTTTCTAATGGAACAACTTTTTTCTTTCCTTGATCATTTATAAAAACAAAATTTAAACCCTTGTGATCTTTAGTAAGTTGTAATCTTCCTTCAATAGGTTTGCCTTTTCTTTTACCTTTAGTATGTTTGATACCTTGATGTATAAATACATCATTCCAGTGAGCCAAGAAAAAGTTTTCAGTTTTAGTTGTTTTCTCTGGATCAATTAAATCATAATCTTCTAATTGTTCTGGAGTAACTTCACTTACTTTACCTTTAGTATCTTGTACTACTAATGTACCATCTTCTTTTTGTTCTATAATTGTAAGAGTAGGAGCTCTAAATACTTGTTTATTATTTTTATCATATTTAACAACAGTACCTAATCTGTACTCTTTACCAAGCATAACTTCTCTATCACCATTCTTAGTTGTTACAGTGATAGGTGTTTGTTCTGTTGGTACTTGTATATCAGCTTCTGGAACATCATACTTAGCAGGGTTGCTAATCATATCATTGTATTCATTGTAGAAATACTTTTTTCTTTCTTGTAATTCTACATAATCATCCAACTCTTTTGCAAGTTTTAATGCTTCATCTTTTCTAACCTGTCTATTTTCTAAAGCAGACTCAATCTTAATTTCTTCTTCTATACGAGCTTCATCTAATGCTTTAGCATTATCAAGATTATCTAATATGTTCTGTGTATTTACAATATTTTTATTGCCTAAATTAGCTTCTAATTGAGGAATACGAACATCATAATCAGCTATTTTAGAAGCAGCATAAGTCATCTTTTCTATAACAGCTTCTGAATAAGCAGGTTTAGTATTTCCTTCTGAATCTGTTACTACTTGACCAGCATAAACTTGATTTATATTACCTGCCATAAGTTCAATCTTATTCATGAACTCTTTCATACGATTAGCTCTTTCTGTAAAAGTAGTAATCGTATCATCTATATTAGCAAACCCTTCTTCTTTTAATTCATTTAATCCATCTGTAGTAGAACCTTTGCTAATCATCATATCAAAATCTGCAGCAATAAGATCTTTTCTACCGTACTTAATTTTATTGTACATGTAGTTAAACATCATATCATGTCTAATATCTTTAGCTTCAAGCTCATTCCCTTGTTTAATAGCTTCTTCTTGTAATTCTGCTAGAGCAATACCTCTATTAGCATCTCTAAGTTTTTGTTTGTAAGCATCTTTAAATGTAGGAGAGTTATTTAACTCTTCAATAAAGTTTTGTGTATTTGTAGCTTTAGTACGATCAGCAACATATTTTTGTCTACCTTGCATAAATCCACCGGTAAGCATACCCATAATACCACCTTCTATACCTTCTTTAGATACAAAAGCACCAACACCTTCTCCTGTTTCATTATCTCTTCCAAAGAAACCATGTAATACACCATCTACCCACCAATCAGCTTCTCCAGTTTCATAGGCTTTATCATAATAGTTTTCACTACCTACTTGTAAAGCAAACTGACCCATTTCTTGAAATGCTTCTTTTGGATCTATAATATATCTTGAGCCTTTATAAAGTCTACCAAAACTTTTTTCTGCCCAATTTTTAGGCTTAGCCATAGCTTTTCCTGCTTCATCAAATGTGATTTCACCAGTTTCTCTTACAAATCTGTTTGCTGCAGACTTAGTAGTTCTGTATGTACTACCCATTAAGTATGGTAATTGAAACCATTCTGTAACACCTAAAAGAGCCATATTACCTATAAAAGCTGTTGCACCTAATCTGTTTACTTTACCATCTATTTCAGCTAATTCTTCTCCTGTAGGGTGTACTCCATTTGCATCAATATAAGCTTGTATCAAACTTTCTCTATATTCATTACTACTTTGTAATGCTTCAAAGTTTGCTTCTCCTGCAGAAGAATATAAAGCTACAGCAGATCTACGGAAGTTATTAGATAGGTTTACAAACTTATTTGTTTGTGTAGCTAATTCTGAAAGAGATTTTGCTCTTAAAGACAAATCAGCCATGCTTGTTATTTCTTTTTCAAGTATAGTGGCTGCTTCAATATTTTTACCTTGACTAAAAGCTCTTGAAGTGTTTCTTAATAAAGGAGTAAAAGATTCAAATCCTTTTTTAGCTTTTGCTAGTTTTTCTAATTTACTAGCTTGACTAGCTATAGCTGTACCAGTTCTCATTAAACCAGCATTAGCTATGTTACCACTAATCATAGCACCAACAGCAAATCCACTATTTTTAATTAACTTATCAAAAAGAAAATTAGTAGTAAACCAGTTATCAGTTTCATACCATTTAGAATTAGTTTCTTTAGCAGAATAATAATTAGGTAACCACTCTTCATCTACTTTTTTATTCCACTCATCTAAACTCTGCATTATTTCATTATCCCATATATCAGAAAGCTTACCTCCAGGTAATACAGCTTTACCAACACCATATAAAGTTCCGAAACCACCAAGAACAGTTGTTCCTGCTAAATTAACTCCTTTTACAACACCATTAAAAGCTTGTTCTAAACCAGACTGTTGAGCACCATGAGTAGACTCATAATCTGTTCCTGGAATAGTATTGTTATACCTTCCACCTATATACATATCTTTTAAAGGTAGTTGCTCTATATAGTCAGTTCTATTTCTAGCTATACCTGCGTTCCACAAATCATCCAAACTTCTTGGACTACCATCTACATTAAAATTTGGTTGTGCTAAGTCAGGTGTAGGTTGATATGCTGCATCCGAAATAGGTTTAACTACTGGAATACCTGGTTTATTTTGTTGCTTACCCATAATATATTATTCTTCTTCTTGTGGCCCTAATCCTCTTTCAAACATCATCTGTGATACAGAAATAGGATTAATTACTGAAGGATCATTAAATAAATTTAAAGCTGTTCCTATATTATCTACAGATTGTAATTTAATAACTCCTTGATACTCACCTCCTGGTGTTACTTGATTATAGTAAAGATAAGGAATTATTTTACCAGTACCTCGATCTTGGACTAAATTACCTTGTACAAATACAGACTTAGATCCTCTCATTCCAGGGAAGTTAAAGTTATTAAAGTAACCTCCTCCATTTTTATAAGTAGATACTTCTTGTGGGTCTCCTTGCGAAGTGCTACCATTATTACTTCTCATAAATGTTTGTATCTGATTTACTTTCTCTGGAGCAAATTGATCTTTTAAATCTGGTTTGAGCATTAAAGCATCTTCCCATTTTAAATACATACCTTTATCTCCTTTAATGTTACGAACATATGCTACTTTTTCTCCATCTATTCCTGTAGCCATATCTAACACTAAATCAAGTTTATCTGCATTATCCTGGTCTGCTAATAATGATGTAAATTCTTCAAATGAGTCTGAATCATTTAATGGATCATCTTCTGTACCATAATAAGCTGCTGATATTTGTTGTAGTCTTCTTCTTTGAGCTTCATTAAATTTGTTATCTTCAGAAAAAATTGTAAAAGTTTTATTAGGATCTTTACCATAACGATTGATGATTCTTTGTTTTCTATTTGTTATAGCATCAGTAAAATCAGCATCACGCATTTGTTTTTCTAAAGTCCATAGTTTTGTTTGTAGTCCTTCTTCAGCATCTAAAATACCATAATTAGGTGTTCGATTAGCAGTTTTTTCTTTCATCATATTCCCTACTCTATCTACTACATCTTTAGGATATTTCTGTAATAAACGTTCTTTAGCTTTATCTGCTAACTTCATTTTTTCTTCTGCATCATCAGAAAACCAAGATTGAACTAATAATCCTCTGTTTTCTCTCCACATAGCAAAATCAATTAAGTCATCTGGAGTAAAATAATAGTCTTTATTATTATGAGTAAAAAGTTCTCCTTCTTGTACATCTACTCCTACTGCTTTAAGTTCATCTTCAAATAATTTAGTTTGAGCATCCATTTCTGCTTTTTCAGACTGAAAATACTTTTTCTTTTGATCATAATCATCATAAAGAGTTTCTAGTTCAGAAAGATTAGGATTAGAAGATAAAGTTGATTCTACTTCAGATATTTTTTCTGTAGTAAACCTTTGTATGTCTGCAACCTCAATTTCACCATTTGGTGTTTGTTGAGTAGTTATGTAACCTTGTTTTATAGCTTCTTGTTCTATTACTTTAGCAATAGCTTGGTCTTCAGTCATTTCAGGATTAGCATTTAATAAATCCTGTACATTACTATAGTTATCTTGTCTTAATAAGCCTTCATACAAAACTCTATTAGTAGCACTAGAATACTGTTGTTGAGCTTTATTATAAATATTTCTTTGATAAGCTACTACATCAAATTTACCTTTTTCTTGTGATTGAACTCCTTTATCACCTGCTAAACCAGCAAAACCATCACTACCACTTTTTGCTTTATCAGCTTCAATTTTCATTCTATCAATATCAAGATTTGCTAAATCCATTCTTTGATCCCATGCTAATGCATTTTTCTTTAATCGCATTTCTTCATTATGCCTAGCATTTCTATTAGCTTCTTTTTGAATTTCCCAGTTACCTTTCCATACAGGATTATCATGTAAAGTTTCAGAAGTATTTACATTTGTAAACATTCTAGTATAATTCAATCTAGTTTGTTCTGTGTATAAATTACCTCTTACAGAATCAGGATTATCTAAAGCTTGTTGTGCAAAATTATTAGCTCTTGATATTACAGTTTCTCTTTGTGTAGTAAGAGCATCTATATCTTTTTGAACATTAGCCCCTGCAGCTTTTTTAATTTTTAATTGTTCTAGTTGTTTGTCAATTAGTTTTACTGATGCATCTTTTTGATCTAAAATATTTTGTTGTAGCATTTGTGGAGTAAAACCTCTATAATTATATTCTCCAGATATTTGTAACTGTGTTCTAACTCTTGGATCATTAAACACTTGGTCAACAACAGCTTTAGCTTTTTCAGGCATAATACCTTCCTTCTTCATACGTTTCATAGCTGCTGTAAGAGTAGGAACACCATTTTCATCTACTCCAGAGAAAACATCATCATATGTCATTCCATCAGGTTTTATGTCATCAAATACTTCCCTGGTATATTCAAGTACATCAAAATGTTTTACATATTGGCCATTAAAAGAGGCTCCTTCATTAGGGTCTTGAAACCAAGCATTAGCTTGTTTTTGAAAATGATAATAGTTATCAGGAGTAAGATTTCCATCTTGTCTTTCCTTATCTATAAAAGCCATTTGTTGTTGATAACGTTGTGTAGATGCAACAGCATTACGAACTATTTCATCATTAGCCATATTATCAACCATACCTTTAAGTTGGCCTGTAAGCCTATTACTAGACAAATCACTACCAGCAAACACACTAAGCTGGCTGCTCATATCATTCATTTTATTATTTAGATATTGTTTATCAACATCTCTAGCAATAGCTAACCCAGCTATATTAGACATACTTTGCTGAATCTTTTGAAGATTAGCATCGTATTGTTTTTGTTTCATCATTCCTACTTGCACCATAGCCTCAACAGGTTGTTGAGCTACATATGGATTAAATTCAGGAATTATATCTTTAAACCCAGCCATGTCTTATTTGTACTTTTTTAGTTTTTTAACTAGCATACCATTTTTAGCATTTCCATTAAATGGATTATATGCTAATGGTGGTATTTTTCCTCTTCTAGTTCTCAGTTCTCTTGTAGGTACTCCTTGTTGTTTAACACGTTTTTGGACAGGGTTACCTTGAGCATCATATAAATAATCATATGTTTTTGTGTCAACAGTTTCTTGACTTGGATCAATATTAGTCCATTGAGTAAAGTCAGCAGGCTCACCCATATACCAAGCTCTACCAGCTTTATCAAACCTATAATCATACATATTTTCAAACACACGTAATGTTTGATTTTCAAGATTATGTTTAAGTCTTTTATCGACCATACTTGTAATAGCTTTTTGATCTGTAGCTTTAGTTAAAGCCTTAGCCATTTCTTGACGTTCATATTGCTTATCAGCAATAGCTAAGTTTTTTAAATCAGCATCATTAAGAGTTTGTAGATTTTGACTATAAACCTGATCTTTAAATCCTTGATTTTGTCTAAACTGATCTCCTAACACTCTTTGATCTGCCATATACTCTTCTGCTTTTAAAGCTGCCAGAGCTCCTGCTCCTTGTGGGCCCATTTGTGCAACCATTCTTTCAGCTTGTCTAGCTTTAGCAGTGTTTTGGTTTAACTGATCCTGCAAAGAAATATCATAAGGAACTCTTAATCTAGGATTATATTTTTGAGCCTGCACCGGTTCAAGCTTATTGTTAGCCATAGCCCAGGCTTCAGGTAACAATTGTCTGTTATCAAATGGTTCAGCATTACTACCTCTAAACAATTGATTAAGTCCAGATAACCAGTTCAAATTATTTGGGTTAGTTTCTTCTTCTTTTTCTTCTGTATTTAAAGGAATTATATCAGGAGTAGCAACATCTCCTGTAATTTTTGGTTGAACCATACTAGCAGGTTCGCCTGTTGCATCAACAGAAAAAACAACACTAGCCATCTGATTACCAAATAACCCATCTTCTCTTAGTCTTTTTGATTTAGGATTATTTTCATTATAAAGTTTTTGGAAATTAAGAAGATTTTCAGGTTTACTAAAATCAGTACTTTGGTCTTTAAACCAATCTTGTTGACTAGCCATAAGTTCTAAATGCTCCATATTATCTGCAGTAGCATTACCATAAATATTATTACCTCTTCCAGGCTGAATACCTTTATAACTTTTAGAAGTAGCTTTTACTGGATCTGTAGTTTGTGTAGTGGTAGTATTTACATTTTCATCTGGTAACATTTTTATCATAAATAGATCTTCCAGAGGATCTCCACCAGTATTGTATTTCTTTTTCTTTTTCTTTCTATTTTTACTTGGGAATCTAGCTCCATACTTAGCTACAGCATCATTACCTTCAAGTTCATTAATTCCTTCTTGAGCTGTAACCATACCATCTTTAACTACTTGAAGTTTTTTTAGTTTTGTATCATTATTTTCTAAATTTATATTTAGAGTGTTTAAACTAATTCTATCAAGTTTATTTACAGGAGTGTATTGTTCAGCTTTATTAATATCTGAATCTATTTTAGATTGTACTTTATTTTCAGCTTTTCCTATACTAGCCATTACATTTTTAAATTTTTTACCAGAGAAAGTTTCTCCAGTGAAAGCTTGAGCTGACTTTTTGAGGTGAGAAGGAACTTCTAAATTACCCATAATAGCCATATCACCTTCACTTGTTTGTTGGATAGGTTCTCCACCTTCTGCTTCTATCTCTGTTCCCATAACATTCATATCTACTCCACCTTGAGAATGCTTTGGGCCATTTATCATATGCATATCACCACCATAAGGGTTAGATGAAATAGGAGTTAAACTACCACCATCTTCATAAGTTTGTACTTGACCCCCCATACCATATTTCATAGTACCTCCATCTTTTAGGTTAGCTTGGAAATTACTATGTACTTTTTTACCCATTTGAAGGCCTATCATTTGATCAATAGCTCTATTAGATCTAGCTTGTGCTTTCTTTATTTTGCTATCAGAACGATCAATTAAATCTCCAACAGTACTACCTAAAGCACCACCTATCATACCACCAACAGGCCCTAATAAACTTCCAGCAGCACCACCAATTTTACCTCCTACCATTGAGCCTAAATCATCCCCTACTCCCATTTTTTGTAAACCAAATTGTAAACCAGAGTTCAATCCTTGCATACCTGCCCCCTTCCATTGGTCACCTGTCATACCTAAAAATTGACCATTATTAGCTTTTAATTTAGGCATCCTAACAGTAGTGTTGTCTTGAGCACGAGTATTCATACCTCGCTCATCAGGAAGATTTTCTTTTATTCTTTGTATTCTCTTTTCTTCAAAATCTGCAGGAGCATCTAGTATTCTTTCTCCTGTCATAGGGTTTTTTCTTAAAGGGTAGAATTTATCAAAAGCTTGAGCTCTCATCTCTGGAGACATTTTATCAAATAATTCTAATCCTGAGTTATATTTTACAGTATAAGGAACATATGATTGTCCATCATAATTTCTACTTAATCCTGTAGTATCTACCATAGCAGTAGCAGGAGATCCTTGAAATCCAGACATTCTACCTAAAGGAATAGGTTTATTTATATATTGAGCATGAGTATAAGGTTCATGTTTTAAATGAGGAGTTTGTTTCTTTTTAGGGTCTCCTCCACTTTGATATTTCATAGTCTTCCCCTCTTTAGCAAGAACATTTGTACCTACTCCATACATAGGAAATAATTCTTCACCTGTAATTGCATAATCTTCAGGACGAACATAGCTGTCCATTCTACTTCTTTGAAGATTAATTTGCTCATCTCTATCATTGGAAAATTTAGCATCACGCATAAACTCCATTACATCAGCAGTTTGTCTTGCTTGTGCTACAGCATTTTTCTGTGCTTTTGCCCCTTGAAAAATATCAATAGCCATACCAATAGGGTTACCACCAGTTATACCTTGTAGCATTCCACCAACACCACCTTGCCCAGCAGCACTACTACCACTACCACCACCTAGTAAACCACTTAGCCAACCACCTCCAGCAGCCCCAGCACCACCAGTAACAGCTCCTGTGGCAGCTCCGCCCGCAGCAGCCCCACCAGCACCTGTAAGTAATGCAGAGATACCAGGGAAAGCTTTTATCTTCTTTCCACATTTAGCCATAAACTTTGCTTTGGTAGGATATTTTTTGTAGAAGTCTGCTTCATTTGAAACACCACCTACTTTTAAAAATTGAGCAATCATAATTTTTTATATTATAAATTCAGGGCTCCCAATTTTTAAAATTACTTATAAAATAGGATAAACCCAAATAATTTTTTATGTTACATTCACTTGTAACTGATTTGAGCAGGAGCCACAATGAATTGACTCACAAGCTTTATGTCTCCCCTATTGTCTAAAATGTGTCTAATTTTTAACTCTTTAGCTCTTAGAGGTTCTTTTTTTCTTGATCTTACACTATAGTCCATATTGTCTTGATTGATCTGCTTATCAATAGAAAGGCTCTCACAATCTTCAATAAACTGTGGTTGTGTTTGATCTACTGTAACATTCCAGAATGTATTGTATTGATAGAAATTATCACTCTTAGTCCATTTAATTCCTTTGCTTTCTGAATTGTATTGTGGGTAGGACATGTATGCAGATAAATTATTCCGTGTTTTAGGCATAAGTTCTAATATGCCACTATTTTGTTGGTTGTTATATAAAATAGCTTTATTGAACCAAGCATCATCTAATTCATACTTTGCATAATCTTTTAACACTGTGTTAGTTAAAGGTATGTATTTCCACACTTTAGTATGATCTTTTACATTACGTAGTATTTCATCTTGAAATTCATAAGCAAAAGGATACTCTATAACATATGGTTCTACTACTCCATAGTAAGTGTTATAGATTGTAGGATCTTTTAAATGTGTCCATGCACAAGCAGTGTTTCTAGTAGTAAAATCAGCAGCCATGTATTCTATTACATTAAATTGTAGTATAGAAAAGTTTTTACAAAGCTTCACTCTACCAGTAGAACATATAGTAATAACAGTAACTTCATCCGCAACAGAGTATACGATACCATCTTTTAAGTCTTCTCTGGAAACATCTGTAGCAAGTATGTTATCAAAGTTATCTTTAATAGTGAATGGGCCTAATCTTGGGCCAGCATTTGTTAGTCTTATGGTTACTGTTTGTGGCATATTATGGACATATTAATGGGGTTACACCAAATGTAGATGTTACATCTAATACTTCTAATTGAATTGTATCAGGGGCATAGAAGTTAGTATAAGTTTGAGGATTACCATCTACATCAATATAATTGATTACACCTCCTAGTGGATATGATGGATCACCAGCAGCAATATCTGATTGATAACATACACTTATTATACCAGGATTAGGTGTAGTTGTAGTAGTGGTTGTACTAACAGATAATCCACAAGAAACAACACTAACTATATCCCCACTATTAACCTCAAACACTTGTCCTAATTCAGCTCCTTCTCCAGTGAAATACCATCCATCAGGAACTACTTGACAATCTGTACCTGTATTTCCATCATAAACTTTATTGCCTACTTCAAATGCTATTGCTTCAGCAATAATAGTTGTTGGAGTGTAGTTATTAGTTTCATCACCTTGGAAAGCTAAGAACACACTTACATGAGCACAAGCATCTGTTGAGCTTCCTGTACTATCTACGATTGCTGTAGGAGTTACTAAATTATATCCTGTAAATAAGAATGCTGTTTGCACTGTTCTTGGTCTTCTACATGGTTCTACTGGTTCTGCATCTACAAACACACCTTCACCTTCAAGACCACAATCTGGAACTTCAGCAACTGCATCAAAGTCACACTCTGGATCTTTAATAAACACTGTTGTACTTGTTGTAGTGGTTAATGGTAATGTAGTAGTTGTAGTGGTAGATGGAATAGTTTGATCCACAACTGCCACTAATGCATCAAAATCATTTGGACAACTATTTAATCCAGAATAGAAGAAATTGCTTTCTCCTACATACCAATTAGGTATATAACTATGGAAACTTATCCAACTCTTTGTATTAAAGTTAAAGGATATTGTCCATGATACATTACAAAAATAATCACTGTCATTTAAAAATACTTCTTTATCAAAGCCTTTTTCATTAATAACAAACTTATTATTTTCATATCTAATTTTTTCAGATAGAGGAACATAGTCTATTTTAGTTAGAATTACTCTTTCGTAATTACTATCAAACACACCATGCAATCCAATCCCGTTATAATGATTGTCTGTATTTATTCCAGGGAAATAGTTTAAGATTTCAAATGGTAAATGTGCTGTAAACCATCTATGCATTCCGGAACCAAATTGAGTTAAATCTTCTGCTTGTTGACCATTAATTAAAAATACATGTCCACGTTTAGCATCTACACTAACAGCACCATAAGGTGTTTTTAATAACATCTTATTTTGTGCTCCCATATATCCTTGATCTGTTTCTGCATAATCTATTGGAGGGGCAGAAAAGAAATTAGGATTTCCTAAAAAAGCTGCTTGTGGATTAGATGTATCCAGCACTAATAAATTGTTGTACAGCAAACTTTTATTCTCAAATCTAGCTAGTATTGCTGTGTCTTTTAAACTGTCTAAAGCTGTTAAGTTTCCAAAGTTCTGTGGAAAATCAAACAAACTAGCTGGTCTATAAACCAACCAATTGTTTATACTTGTTCCTGAATTTAAAATATCAGAGTATACAGCTCTAAATGGGTAATAAGTAATTTCATCATCTGGATCCCAGTCTGCTGGTAAGTTACTTATTACACTTTCTTTATTTTGTTTAGAAAATGTTACATTATAATTGTATGTATTATCTTGAGCAATAGGAACATTAGTTTCTTGCACCCAGTTGTCAGGTATTCCTGAAGAAACATGTGGCCAAAAATCTCCTTCTTTATTATTAAAGGCTGTTCTTAAATCAAGATTATATGAACTTTCACAATAGAAACTAGGAATTCCATATGCAAACATGTAAAAGAATCCATCATAGAATGTTCTATTAGGATTTGTTTCTGGATCTGCAGATTCTGGTGTCAACTCTTGAGAGTTAGGACAATCAAAATTAGTTGCTTTATAACTTAAAAAGTTAGTTAATACTAAATCAGAATCAAAACTACCTTGCCATGTTTCAAGAATTGACCTTGAAGAATGCCAATATCTAGGGAATCCTATATTTCCTATTTCATCATAGAATATATCACTATCATCAGGGAAGTTTACGCGATTATCAATAAAGAATGGTACTTTAGTTTTATAAGCAAATCTACCTATAAAAGTATCACCTCCCCATATTATATCCTCTGTAAGTTCTTCATTATCAAATATTTTAGTAAATCCTGTATCTATACTTTCATAAGAATAAATCTGTCCATATTGATTTACAAACTGATTTTTTAATGACCCATAATAAGATACTACAGATAAAGGTTCTTCTTTTTCTGGTTTTGAACAATTACCTTTTTCACTAATAGTAAATCTACTCTCTTCCACTAAGCCTGTTGAAAGCATTTCAGGACTTTCATGAGGAACAGGTAATGTTTCTGTGCATCTTAAATAAACAGATGTTTCTCTTTGAAAGTTATTAATGTTTATATCATCTTCACCAACATTTAATACTTCTGGTATTAGGTAGCGTTTAATATCAAGATTTCTCTGTTTTACACCTTGGTCATTAGGAACCGGTACAGTGTAGTTATAGCTAGCAATAGAGTTGAAACTTCTTGCAAAATTACGTTTAGTGATGTCATTTCTAAATATAGTGAGCTGAGCATTATACACAGCAAACATAGCTTCAAGATTGAATGATTGTGTTTGGGCAGCTACTCTTTCTGCAGTTGCTAAAGCATCTTCTTGAGCTTCTTTTGTAATAAGTCTATACTTAGCATTATCTTTAACTTCTACAAAATGACCTTTACCACCTCCAAACATAACACTCTCTAATTTTAGAATGTTACCTAAAAATGGCTGACCAAATGAAGTTTCAGGAGAGTTAAATATTTGTCTATTATAATCTTCTGAATTTATAGTGATAGGATTATCTTCTTCAAAACAATCCTCTGCTTCAACAGTATCAACAAAACGAATAAGTTCTGCTCCTGCTCCATCTGTTTTCACTGGAACAGTTCCTGGAACTACTCTTACTCTCCAAGGGTCTTGATCTCCATCACCTACACCATTAAACCATTCACTCGTTGTACCTTGTGTAGCATCTTCCCACTCTATTCTACATCCTCTATTTCTACTTTTACCTACATCATATATATCATGATTTGCATATGTAATATTACCATCTGCATCATTAGCAGGTAAAGGTAAATTTGGGTTGTTTCTAAAAATCAACTTATCAAATGTTCCTGGAGAAATGAACCTCGGTCTACCAATAGAACAAAGAGTATATGTACCTGTTGCATAATATTCTGTTGTATCAGTTCTTGCTGATGTACAGTTTACATATTCAACTTTTAAACAAGGCCCATCTTCACAAGTGTCTGTTAAATTAAAAACTTCTACAGTGAATGGTTCACATTGTTGTAAAAGAGCATTATTTAAACTATTAATAAATGGATCCTGATTTAAATCATTGTAAGGATAATTTGGATAATAGAATTCTTGATCATCTCTTTCATATTTCCCAACGTTTCTTAGCATACCTTTTGCAATGATAGATTTATTTATACCTCTATCTGCTCTGGTAATTTTATATCCTACAATATCTGCTTTTTGTGCATCAGTGAGATCTTCTGAATCTCTTATAAGTCTCTCTATTTCTGCACTATCTATTTTAACTCCTATTGGAAAAATAGCTACATCTTCAGTTTGTAAATCTTGAGGACTTGTAAAAACTGTTCCTTCAATAATAGGACTTATAGCTACATCTGGAAATTTATGGTGTCTGATTTTTTCTCCTGCTAAATCTCCCCATACATCTTCATCACAAGGATATTCTTCTGTAGATTCCCAATAAGCAAAATCACCAAATTGATATGGCCCTTTATAATCATCTTCAGGTGTGTATTCAGAAGAAGTACCTACCACTGTAGCAGTATTATATACATACCAATATGGAGAAGGGTTTACGCCATCTCCTATATAATCTGGATTATCAACTTGTATATCTGGTTGAGCTATTTCTAAAGCACCTATAGATCTTCCAGGGATATGAAAAGCATCTGTTTCTCCTTTTCCTTTTAATAGAAATGCTATTTCAAATGCATAGACTTCATCTCTTAAATAACTTCTAAGATTAGCTGCATTTACTTCATTAGCATAGCCTCTATCAGAAGGAGGTAATCTGTAAGTCTGCCATTGTAAAGTTATTTGGTTTGCTATTTTTTGATAGCTTACACGCTCAGGAAGTGTAACACCTTGCCATACTAACACATCTTGTACAGCAGTTACATAATCAGCATTCTCATAGAAAGCAAATTTTTCAAATATATCTGATATAGATAATTGAATATTAGTTTGAATCTGGCCGGTATAAGTTATCTGTTTAAAAGTATCATCTATAAAATATGTACCAACTAACTCAGGGGTAGAGATATTATTAACAGTTTTAATTACGGCCAGATTAAACCATTTATATTGACCAAGGGGATCTAAATTATCTACGTTAACAACAATACTTTTACCTACAGGAATATCAAAATTCACTGTTGCTGTATCAGTATCTGCAATAGGTAAAGGGTTAGTTACATTGTAGTAAGATGTATATGGATTTCCATTAGCATCTGCATATTGTACTGTAAATTGGTATGTACCACTGGTAATCTCTCCTCCAGAGATAACATCTGTGACACTTGTATAAGGTGTTGTTATATCTGGCTGAAGCAATAAAGCATTACAGTCTAACTCAGAGCTATCTTCCGGATCACAAATATCAGAGGTAGAAAGTGGTAGATAAGGAATATCATCTATATTTAAGTAACGTCTTCCATTATTATCTGACCAATAAACCTCTACTTCTCCGTTTCTTTGTATTCTATGTACAATACCAAGTATAGGTCTGTTAATATCAAAATTTAAACAATCTGCATTTACAAGAGTTTTATAAACACAGTCATTATTTTCCATGTAACCAATCTCATCTCCTCCATCAGGATTAGTTAACCAAAACAAAATCTTACTCTTCTCTGGAATGTAATATCTACCAACTAAAACATATCCTTCAGGAAAATCAAAACATGGAGTGTTACCAGGTTCATTTTGATATTGTACAGAATTAGCATCAAAGTTTTCCATAGCTGCATTTAGAGCATAGGAAAGTACCCCCTTTTTTATATTATTTTGAGAGTTATCTAAATTTAAACCGGTTGTAGCAGCATTAAATTCTTGTTTAACGTTACTTTTATTAGACTCTTCTGCCATGGTTATTATTAATAGTATCTATTTCTTCTGAAATTTCTTCCACTTCTTCCCCTTCTGCTAGAAGGTAGTTCGTATTTATCGAATCTTTTAAGATTTTTTCTTATTCTTCTCTGCTTTGTATAAACATCTTGTTTTTTAATTTCACTTTCAGCCATAATGTATGCCTCACCTGCCATTTGTTTATACAACATCATTTTTTGCTGTAATTGGTTAAATGTTTCATCATTAGTCTGATTCGTCAAAGTTTCAAATACTTTATATTTAATAAAAGCTTCAATAAATTCTCTGATTCTATAATTATCTGGAATCATTTGATTTCCTAGATTATCAAAATCAGAAGCATACATTACAAGCTCTACTACACCTTCTCTAAAAGTTGTAACAAGTTGGTTATCGTGTATATCAAAAGAATCATAATCTGCTGATTGTGGTACAGGAAGGTCTACTGTAGAAATGTTTCCATATAAGGCTCCCACCTCATTATAGTTATATGAGCATTCTGGCTCCATGGAAATATTTCCTGGCTTCAATAAGAAACTTCTTTTGAATGAACTTCTTGGTAATTCATTTACAGTTTTATAAACTGCCTGCACTACTTGATTTAAACATTCTCCTTCACAATTTGGATCTTCACAAATAGGGTTATTGCATGTAGGATCACCACCAATCGTAAGAGGACTAACCTGGATTGTGTTTAAATCTGATGTTTGTGTATAAAAAGCAGAATTATCTTTGTAAGTACCCCCACCTATCCAATGGCAGTACCATGCTTCTCTAACAGCATAAAAATTATCAGGAAGTCTTGCTTTAAAATCTTCTACATATAAAACTACAGGCACAATAGCATGAGTAGCTCTACCTAATTTTTCCAGACACTTATTAGTGTATACAGGAAATAATAAGTCATCAACTGCTCCAGTATCAAAGTAAGATTTCAACTCTTCCTTTACAATCGCGTAGATTGGTTCTGGAGAAATGAAATTATATTTATAGTAATATGCCATAGCTTAATATTTTGAAATCTCTTTATAGAGATATTGATATTTTTTATCTGTTGTCAAATAATGTTGGATCAGTCTGGAAGTAGCTCTAGCTGGTTTAAAATACCAGAGTTTAGGATGTTTAATCCTAGCCTTCTTTTTAAACCAATACCATCCAAAAAAATACCCATCTGTGTGTCTATTAAAATTATAAACTTTTTTACCTAGTTCTCTGGTTCTTTTCCAGTCAATAGGTAGATTGATATATTCTTTTCCGTCTATTGTTTTTTTAGTTTTTCTTTTCTTTTTTATTACAGAAAACTCCCCAAATCCAAAAGGCATCTTTACAGTGTCCCCAGTTTCTAAGATATAATTTCTGTAATAGTCATTATAGATGTAAATTATATTTTTCCATTCTATAAAAGTTAACTCTATGTCTGGATGTTTTTTACAAAAATCCAAATAGTTGTTTTTACTTGCACTCCTCCAATCTATTTTAGTTCTCATTAATCTGTAGGTGTTGAGTTGATTTGTTGCCCATCTATACCTTCATTACTAACATCTTGCTGAATTTGGAAATACGTTTCTCTCAACCCTTTACTTACAATATCCATAACTTGTTGTTCTAAGTAGGCCGGTAAGTAAAATTGTTTATCAAGAGGATTCATACAATATTCTTCTATAGTATAATTATCTCCAGAACATTCACAATCTTGAGGATACATTAAGTCATTAGATACATATCCTTCAGTAAATAAAGCTGAAATTCTAACCTTTTCTACAAAACTAGAACTTACATATAAATAGTCATTATTAATCCAAAAATATTCTTCGTTTTTCTTAGTGGGAAGTTTTAAAAGATTTAAGTATCTATTAATACTAATTTCTTTTAATTTCTTACCAGTTCCACCAAGCACATTGATTGAATAAACTCCTTGAATAACATAGTTGTAGTTTCCTTCTGCTATTCTAGGTAACTTATGTTTACTTCGAGCTATATATAGGTTTTCTGCATAATCACAACAATCTGTAATTGGAACTTCAATCATTTCCAAACAAGGTATTGTAGTAAACAGAGTATCTGTACCCCATAGCTTTCTAAGATTAGTTTCTCTCTTTATAAGCAAAAGAGAAGCCTGCTTGATTTCTCTAGCAATAGCTCTATCTGTAATCATAGAATCCGTGGAAAGAATACGATGTGTACTCCTTACACTTGATACCATTTGTCTTAATGTGCTCATAATTATAGTCTTTCTTCTAGCTCCCCAATTTTTCCTTTTTTCTTGTCATACATCAATAACAATGCTGCTCTTACATTATTGACATATAAATTATCTTTGTGCCATCTGTCATTTCCTGACATACTAGGCATTTGTTGTATTCTAACACCTTTCACCTCTTTTGCCATATAATGATGTTTATCACCTGTATGGACTTCTCTATAAGTAGCATTTCCAAATTGCTTACTTGTTTCATTATTAGTAGCAAATAATAATGGTAGTTGATCAATCTTACAGTTCCCATGATGGTAACCAATAAATGTCTTACCTAACACTACAGCCTTATCGTTGTTTTTATTCCTGAGAAAAGAAACATGGGTCTCTCCTTTAAAATACACATCTAGTGCATGGGCCAAGTAGAATCCTTTTGTCCTATCATGATTCCCTGGAACTAATACAACAGTGAGCTTATTGCAAACACTTGTCAATAACGTAATACATCTTACTAATAAATCAAATCCTACTTCATATTCTTCATCATACTCTGCAATCACATCTTGTGGTGTACCTTTTGTTGAGGTATTCCAATATGTGTCAGTGTGGAAAAAATCGTTTGAAATAGGAAATACAATTTCATCTATATTATAAAAATTAGCTGTTCTTAACACTAACTTTTCTACAATGTTGTAAAACTTTTGAGCTCTTTTTTGTACATTTAAATTCTTTTCATCAACATACTTTTTAGCCAAGTGCAAATCACTTACACTTAATTCTACATCAACAGTATCTTTCGTAACTGATCGCTCTATTGAGGTTCTCGGTATGTAGTTAGATTTGTAATTTTTCAGGAACTTTGAAAAATCTTCTAGTGAATAATCTTGTGGCGTTTTACGCTTGCAGAATATTGAAGAAGTAAACTTTCCATTTGGTTTTTGTTTAGACCAATAATTTGTGATCTGAAAAACCTTTAAATCCACATTATGAATTATTGCTAATTCTTTATGGTTTTTTGGTTCAAATGAAATAGTTCTAATACTTTCTAAAGTACCTAATAATAAATCTTCTTTCTTTGTATTCTCGCTTGATCTGTATTTTTTTAGTTCCTTTTTATACCGATCTATCGTTTCAACACTCACTCCTAATTTTTTTGCATAAAACTCCCTGCTCCTCTTTCGCTTTAATAATCTCGATAACTCTGCCAAGTCCTCGAAATTACTTTCAGGTTGTTCCATAACATTTCAAATTTTAAATGAACTGTGTTACCGTAAAGATAACAAATTGTTTTTAACTTATTTTATTAAAACTCCCTGAAACAATTTGCTCCAGGGAGCTATAGTCACACTAAAACCAATCAAAAAACATGACTATGTATATTATTATGCACAAATAGATATTGGTGCTAATATCACACCTGCAGCACTAACCCTAGCACCATAATAACTTCCACCACCAAGTTCAAATTTATAATAGTCTCCATTTCCAGGATATACAGCTGTTCCTGAAGGATTTTGATAAATCACATCACCTATACTTGGAATGTTATTTCCAGATTGAGTATCAACCCATACATTAACATTAACATTTGCTGTTAAAATATCACACCCTTGAATTAAATTAGTGTTAGGATGATCATTAATAGTTGAAGCTATTAATCCAGATAATGTTGTAGTAGTTGTAGTAGTAGGGGCTGCCGTAGTGGTAGTAGTAGTTGTACTACTAGTGCTAGTTGTAGTTGTTGTAGTTGTGTTTTCATCACACAATCTAGTTAACTGCCAAGCTGTACCGCTTGGGCCTGTAATTCTTACAATAGCAAATGGATCATCTAAATAATCTGTAGCTGTGTAGCTAAACCAAATTAGTTGTTGTCCATTAGATATAAAAGTTTTTCCTAAATCAGCAAATATTTCTGCTTCTCTAGTTGGTGGTACAGCTTTTTGTGTACCTATAAATTGATCAACTGTTAATGTTTGTGGTTGTGTTGGTACTGTTGGATCTCCATAAATATCATCGAATGGGCCTGAGTTAGCTACTGTCATACCTGATGTAGCTACTTTAATTCCATTGTGAAGGATTTCTAATTTATCCGGAACACCATAAGCATCAAAGTCTAATACTAATTCTCCTCCATCAGTTTCAAGCTGGATGAAGTATTCTGTCACACCTACACCTCCAGAATTTGCTGTTTCTTCACATCCTACAGGAGTGAGAGTTGTAGTAGTTGTAGTTGTATATATAATTGGAATATCTACACAATTAGAGCATTTAACACCTTGACCACAGACTCTTACAATAGATGTGCCATCTGGAGCTAGAGCTGTAGTGTAACCACTTTCTAAAGCAGCTTGAGCTACTCCTACTTCAAAAGCACTAGAATAACCATCTACATCTGAGTAGAGATCAAATAATGGGCCTTGATCAGCACCTACAGTCGTTAATGTTATAATTATATCTGCCATTATACTGTTGTTGTTGTTGTGGTTGTGTATGTTGGATCAAATGTAAACCTTAATTCATTGAGATTTGTTGTAAAATCCATACCAAATAAATCATTACCGATAACATATACATTATAATAAGATTCTGGTGCAGCCCAGAAAACTGACCCATCAGAATTTAATACAATATAATTAGGGGAAGGTACACCATTATAAGATGTAAAACTACCATAACACCATAATTTGTCTCCCCAAATATTTTTAATTATGAATACAGGAGCATCAAAACCTGTACCTACAGCATCTAAAGAAGGATCTACAGCCCCTGTTTGAGTTAATTTAACAATGTATGGGTAAGGATTTCCATTGTATTGAGTAAAGTATCCAGCAGCGTAAAAAGAGCTCTCTCCGGTTATCTGTGTGATTGATACAGGCTGTCCATTAACAACATTAAAACCAGTTCCACCATTAAAATCAGGAGAAACTGCTCCATTTTCATCTAATTTTACAATTCCTGTACTAACACCACTACCATTATAAATAGTAAAATACCCTGATACAATAATAGAATTATCTGGATTAACTATCCCAAAAATAGAAGTGTTATTAAAACCAACACCACCACTATTATATGTTGTATCTAATGAACCATCAGCAAATAAACGAACCATACCTCTTGGAACAGATGAACCATCATAAGCATTAAATAAACCTAATACATAAAATCTTCCTGAAGTATCTACTTGTACGTTCGTTACAAAGTTGTTAAATCCTGTGCCTGAGTCAAAATTAGGATCTCTTGATCCATCAGGTAAAAGTTTCAATATTCTATTAACAGTTTCACCATTAAAAGTAAGATAGAAACCACCAAATATAATTGACAAATCAGGTAGTTCTGTTATAGATGCTCCAAGGAATACAGTGTGAAACTCAGGGCCTTCATCAATATCAAAACTTGTATCTACACTTCTATCAGAATTTAATTTTACAACATGGTTCCCTGGGACTAATGAGCTACCATTATAATATCCATTAAAATATCCATAAGCATAACCATAAGTACCAGAGTTTACAAAGTCCAAAACATAACTTGAACCATCATTAGGAGTAAAGTAGTATTCAAGAGGAAGTACACCTACATTTACAAAATTATTACATTCACTATTTACACTCTGAATTTTTATAATTGTAGTTCCAGCAGGTACTAAGCTTGTAGCATATCCTGCTTCTAATAACGCTTTTGGTATGTTTGTTTCAAAAGCGGATGTATAACCATCAACATCTGAATATAAATCAAAAGGCCCAGCATCAGCTCCTACATTTGATATGGTAATATATGCATACATGTTATTGTATTAATTTTAATGTTTGTTGCAATTGATATACTTGTTGTTTTAACTGTAATATCATTGCATCTTGTTTTGCTAACACTTCATTTAGTGTATCACAAGTATTACTACCAGACCCAGATAAATTTGGCCCATTATAATAGATATTTTTACCTGATTGTAAAGGTATTTTTACCGTTTTACCACAAGCACATAATCCATTTGTAGTTGATTCTCCACATCCCGGTGATTCTAAAAACATTCCCATTATACTGTTGGTATATACATTATATAGTGACAAGCTAAAACAGGAGGAATATTATTATGACTTCCACCACCTCCTGAACTAGTAGCAGTAGCGTTATGCGTATGATCAGCTTCAGTATTAGTTGGGCCAACATCTTGTACATTTCCTGTTGTAGCTCTTAAAGAATAATTTTCTGAAAAATCTCCATCTCTAAATCTACGAGCTGTAGCTAATGTAGAACTAATAGTTTCATTATCACTAACATCTGCAAAACAGAAATGTGAGTGTTCCCCAGCAGGGTCTATAGTAATATTATGAGAGTGAGCAGGAATTTGTGATGTCTGTAGTGTTACAGTGTTTGTTCCTGTAGTAGTATACAAGTTATATGTAGGGTTACCACTAATCAAAGGATCTGTAGCTGAAGGGAAAGCACCACCACCCATTCCGGATGTAGTACCTACAGCAATTCTACCTCTTTTATCTGGAGTACCATTATCGCCATTACATAAATAAATTTGTGACCAATCTACACCATCTACATCATCTAATCCAGCACCAGAAGCATCAAACACTGTAAGAGGGCCATAGTATTCTACCACTGTAAATGGAACCATTTTATCTCTTTGTGCTGTAGCACCTCCTGAGTTATTAGTAATATAGTTTTCAATGTATTGATCAATATCAGCTATTAAAACATAGTTTGTAGCTACATTTAACTCTAATGCATCTAAATCAGTTGTAACAGTACAAAGTTGATTAACTACTGCTTGTAATACAGCACGGGTTCCTTCATTTCCAGTGACAGCAATTTCTGCACATGGAATTGTATAATCTGCATCTAAAGCAGTATTGTAGTTTTCAAGAGCCGTAACCCTTGTATCAATAGCACAAATAGCTGCTGCTAGAGCGTTTGAAATATCTTTTTGTGTTATATCTGTACAGTCTACAAAACTATCTGAGATTATTGTACATAAATTTTCGGGCTCAAGTTCATATTTAATACCAGATCCATCCAGTACAGAAGTTAAGAACCCAGCTATAGCAGAGGTGACATAATTAATACTATCACCATTTTGTATGCCTAGCACTTCTATATCTACTCCTGTGTATTTTACACATTTATCTGAAGTGATTTCTACACAATTAGAGTAGCAATTTGAACAAGGTTGTTGACTCATTTTATTTTAATTTATTTTATTATTATTATTATCTACAGTCACCTGGTACTTGTACTACTCCTTCAAGGTCTGTACCAAATGAACCACTTTCCACAGTACCTACATAAGGCCCTTGAGCTTGTGGTATTCCCTCTGCTAATGGAGATCCAGGTAATTCACTTGTTACTAAAGGAATGGTTCCTTCAGAATCTACATAAACAGTATCTCCTACAGCTGGTGTTGGATTTAAACCATCATGGTAATATGTTGTTGTTGCTTCTTCAAAAAAGTTTGGCCAAACACAATTAGAAGCAGTAGTTGCTGTACCTAAAAAGGCTGTTAAAGTTAAAGCTGTAGTAGTTGTTGTAGTTGTTGGTGCAGCTGTAGTAGTAGTAGTAGTGGTTGTTAACTCTCCACTACTTTGTTCATCACAACACTTACATCCCACTGTTAAAGCATTCACTCTACTAGCAATATCTGTTACACTATAATCTGAAGCCCAATCTGCATTACAGCTTTTATACGTTAGTATTCTTTTATAATGTAATAATGTAGACATTGTACATGCTTCTACAGGTTTGTCTAACATATACGCGATGTTAAGATACAAATTATTAGCCATTTTTGCCAATTGACAATTAATGCTATCAATAAGTTTACATATCTGAGCACAATCTCTACAGCTTGTTAATTTTACACTTAACATGATTATTGTTCTTTTTCTTTATTAGCACAGTAGGAACATAAACCATTTTTAAGTTTACAGCTACACCCTACTTTTGTACCACAGTTCTTACAAGTTGCCATAATTATTTTTATTAATAAAAGTTATTAGGAAATGTTACTCCACAACATTCTCCTCTTTCAGTGAAATCATACAATAATTTATCTGCTTTTTTATACAACCTTACAGCAGTATCTGTTGCACAGTTATTAGCAGCAGCAATTGCTCCTTGGATGAAGTAATAGATAGTGTCCAGACTAACTTTCTGTTGTTTCTTTAACTTAGAATTAGCATCCATCATATCTAACTTCATAAAAGCAGCATCAAATTTTTCTTGTAATTGATCCACTCTCATTATAGTTTTTTCTACAAAATTAATTGTAGAAGGATCTACAGAGTATCTAAATACATATATACCATCTGGTAATGGGTCTTCACCTTCTGTTGTAATTCCCAGGATTGTAGAATTAAGTAGGTTAAGTTCTGTTGGAACAAATGGAACAATAACAGTATCAAATCCTGGAATACTAACTTCCAATGAAGCACCTGTAACTTCTGGGGGATCATTTGGATAAGTTGAAGTATCAGTGATACCTATAGTTTTAGTGCTATATGTTGGAGTTATTAAAAAATCTAATATGAAAGCCATGATATGTCTATAAAAAATAAGCCAGAGGAAAGAGATTCCTCTCATCACCTCTGGCTTAGGTTATTGTTTGTTTAATCCTAGTAGTATTACACAGTAGTAGTACTAGTTGTAGTTACTAATGTATTATCAGCGGCAACAGCACCAAGATCTGCTTCTAACACAGCTTCTAATGCAGTTTCAAGAGCACCTCCAGATTCTACAGCTATAATAACCATACTAGCCATAGGAACATAATCACTAAATACTTGAGATTTAGAATCTAAATCAGCAAAACGGATATAGAATGTACTATAGTTAGTACCATCAGATACTTGGCTCTCGAAATTCTGGTTGTAACCAGTCATTCTATGAAGATGTTTTAAGTATCCAGCTTGATAGCTATGGAAGTTTTTCTCTAATTGTTTAATTTCTTCAGAAGTTCCAGAAGGATACTGAGATTCTTGAGTAGTTACTACATCAGCAACTGATACACAAGCATCAGAGTTAAAGAAATCAGCAGTTGTATCTGGGCCTTCATATACGAAAACCTCAAACCACATTCTGTCATATTCATGTGGGAATGCAGCAACATCACAAGGCTCACCGTAAGCAGTAAGAGGTTTCCCTTCAATTACAAGCTTAGCAGAAGCACCAGTTCCAATCTTCTCAAAACGGAAGAATGTATCCCAAGTAATATTTTCAGCAGCAGGAGAAGGAGCACCTTCAGCAAACTTCGCGATTAAAGCATCAACAATAGTTTCTGGGTCTACGTTTACACATGGATCTCCACCACAAGTTAAACACTCGCGAGGAAGAGTTACAGATTTAGTCCATCCATTGAAATACAATGTATCAATATAAGAACTGTGAGCACGAATAGTAAGAGTAATTTGTTCGTTAGGTTTAACGACAAAATTATCTACTTCAGTGATTTGGTTTACAGCAACTGGGTTACCAGCAACTTTGTACCATTCAATTACGTTACCACCAACACCACCTTTTATTTTGTCAGAACGTTTTGAACCTTGTAAATAAGTGTTCTCGCGTCCTTGAGCTACATAAAAATAAGGTGCAGCAGCAATGTTACCAGCATTGGCAACACTGTAATCATTCAAAAATACGCCTAACTGACCAGCAGTAAGGTCTTGTGTCGATCCTGAGCTAGGGAGAGCAGTCTGCCCTACAGGAGCCACGAATAACGTGGTAATAGAAAAATCGGACATGATTATAAAATTTAAATTAATTATTCATTTGTCATTGATCTAACTCTTGCTGTTTGAGCTGCTGCCATATTTTCAGTGTAGTCAGCTAAATTTTGAATTGTTAAATCAAGTAATTCATCTTCTAAATAATCTACAAGCTCGCAATCCTGATTGATAGAAGAATTTCCATCGAAATCAACATATCCTTCTTTATCAATTTTTTTAGGATAGCGTACATATAGAAGTTTTATTTCTTTAGGAGTAAATGTACCATCTGTATAAATGGAAATATCTCCACCGGTTATCGTATTGAAAGTTTCCTGGTATTCAAATGAAGGTTTATAGTCTTCATTATTTAGTAAAAACTGAATATTTCCATGTTTTACTAAATCTTTATTGATCCAGATTACCCGGTCTTTGCATTTACCTTTGTCAGCTATGACATAAGCATCTGCATAAAGAAACATTTTAGGATTTAGTTTTGAGAGGTCAGCATCCCACTGATTAATTGTGGAATCAACTTCTTCCAAAGATAGAGAATTTTCATTAAAATCAACTAATAAAGTTCCAATATCTTGATACCTCTTTTTAAAAGCACCAAAACCCATACGGGATGGTG